ATCGGCGATGTATTCGACCGCCTTCGCGATGTTGCTGACGAGTCTGTGGACTGCTGCGTCACCTCGCCGCCCTACTGGAACCTGCGCGACTACGACGTTGAAGGTCAGATCGGTATGGAGCCGACGCTCGCGAAGCATCTCGAGGTGATGGTTCGGGTTTTCGAGGAGGTGCGCCGCGTCCTGAAGCCACATGGTAACTGCTTCATAAACTATGGCGATTGCTATGCGACGACGCCGAATGGGCGATCAGCAGAGGATAGCAAGGCGGCTGGCGGTGATGACCGGACGTTCCGCGATAAGCCCGCCAGCACGATCGGCGGAGGAATAAAGGCGAAGGATCTGTGCATGATCCCGAACCGGCTCGCGATCGCGCTGCAGGACGCAGGATGGTGGGTTCGTTCTGAAATCGTGTGGGGGAAGACCAACCCGATGCCGGATAGCTCCGGCTCGCAACGTCCGGCGACGGCGCACGAGAAGATTTTCTGGCTCGCGAAGTCTGACGACGCGCCAATCTGGCGCGCGCGAGACACTGGCGAGCTGTCCTTCGCGCCAGACCTCACGCAGCGCTGCGCTTTGATCACCGACCCTACACGCACCGGACAGCGCTGGCTGAACATCGGCACGTTTTACGATGCTGGAGCTGTGCTGCAAGGCCGCACATCGGATGAGGATGCCGTGACCTATCGCGGCGGCTCTTATGTCGGGGGCGAGCCAGGCCCGCGGGTGGCGGTGGGCAATAAGCGGATCAAGATGCCCGATGGCTGGGACACTGGTGCGGGCGGCCACGGATCGCATCATCGCCTCGGCCGTGAAAAGGGCCAAACACGCACGGTCAGCCCTCGCCACGAGGGCCATATTAATCACACCGGCATCGCCAATACGCCGCGCGACCAAGGCCGCTACCTGCGCAATTACGAGCCAGCAGCTCTCGACGTCTGGGAGATGGCGATCGAGCCGTTCCGCGACGCGCACTTCGCGACATTCCCGACAGAATTGGCGCGTCGGGCTATCCTCGCCGGGTGTCCGAAGGGCGGTGTCGTGCTCGACCCGTTCTTCGGCGCCGGCACCACTGGAATGGTCGCCGACCGGCTGCAGCGCGACTGCATCGGCATTGAGCTCAATCCCAAATACGCCGACATCGCCCACCGTCGCATTGAGCGCGACCGGGGCGGTTTACTTGATGCGATGGAGGCCGCTTGAATGCCCCGCCGCTCCCGCTACACCACGATGCCGAGCGACTTCGCGGAACGAGCCGCGACTGAAAGCTCGACCGCTCTACGCAATCACTACCGCGTCCAACTAGAGCGGATCGTCGCTTGGCGCCGGGAATGCGGCATACCTTCGCCGATGATCCGGCCGCCGGTGAATGCCGGCCCGCCCCCAGGCTTCGCGGAAGAGGCGGCGGTCAAATCCAGCGCGGAACTGGTAAAGCTTTATCGACGCACCGCCGATACCATAGCGAAATGGCGTCGGGACTGCGGCGTCAGGGCGCCGGGCAACTCACACGTCACGTCTGGAACGTTCCAGCCTGTGCCGACACCGGAGAACTTCGCTGCGCTCGCGCCCACCATGACGCGGCATGAGGCGGCGGCATTCTTTGGCCACGGCGCGGCTGTGCTCAAGCGGTGGGCAGCCGAGGCTGGCGTCAGCTTCCGCAAGCAGATCAGCGTCGTATCTGGACGCCGTGCGGCAAAGGTCCGCAACACTGCACGCGACATGAGCCGCGCCGGCCAAGCGGCCGAGTTCCTTCAGAAGTTCGGGCCGGTGTTCCGCTGTAACGGAACAGGCCAGCCGGACGTCAAGGGCAATCACTGGCGGCGCGGCACCACCACCCTCACCGCCGACGAGATCATCGCGCGCGCCGAGCGCAACGGTTGGCGACCCGACGCCTGGAAACAGCTTTCCACCCCACACAACGAAGGAGCACGAGCATGAACGTCCAAGCCTCGCGGGCGGATTTCCGCCGCGCCATCACCATAGCGTCGAAGGTCGTCGAACGCCGCAACGTCATCCCGATCCTTGATAGCCTGCGCTGCCGCGCGAACGGGTCGCTCGAGGTGACCGGCACCGATCTCGACAATCAGTTGACAGTCAATGTGCCGCGCTTGCCGGGCAAGGACGTGTCTTTCGCGCTGCTGTCACCTGGGCCCATCAATAAAGCGCTGGCGCTGGTCGGCGGTGACGACGTCACGCTATCATACCTCGACGGCAAGGTCTCAGTCGCGTCGGGCGCGCTGGGCATGAACGTCGATACCCTGCCGGCCGATGACTTCCCGATCGATTGCGATCGCCCACTCGACGCTATGTTCTCGGTGACCTTATCGCCGGCGCATATCCGCGCGCTCGGTCGGATCGCTGCGGCAATCTCAACCGAGGAGACGCGCTACTATCTCAACGGCATCAACATCCGGCGGCGCGATAATGGACTTTACCGGGTGTCGGCCACCGATGGCCATCGCCTCTGCTTCATTGACATGGCTTTGCCGGATGCAGTCGGCGATGTCGGCACGATCATCATACCAGCAAAGGCGGTCAGCTTGTTGCGCGAGCTCGCCGGCAAGGCGGTTGGTGACGTGAAGTTCGTTGTCGGCACCGTGCCGCCGGCAAATCGCGAGGAGACAACAGCGCCTGCCCGTGTCGGTGCGCCACGGATAAGCGCAGCGTTCGACATGAAGGGCGCCAAGGTCCGCTTGGTGTCGAAGCTGATCGACGGCACCTATCCAGACGTCGACCGCGTGATTCCGCAGGCGAACGACAAGCCGATGTCGTTCAACAGCGCGGAGCTCCGCGCCGCCCTACGTGCGGTCACTGGCCATTCTTCGCATTATCCCGCGCTGAAGCTCACGCTTGATGAGCAAGGCGCAACGGTCTCGTCATACTACTCCGGGTTGTCGATGGATGCGGCCGTTCGCGTTGCGTGCGATCATCAGCACCCTGGCTTCGTGATCGGCCTCAACGGCGGATACCTGCTGTCTATGATCGACGCGGCCGGCGGCGACACCTTCTACCTTTCGGCGCTCGATCCCTCCGGACCGGTGATGGTGAAGAACCCTGCCGATACGGAATGGACCGGCGTGCTCATGCCGATGCGCGTCTGACCAGAGACTAGGGGAAATCACATGACAGACACCATAGCCGCCGACCAGTTGCGCCTCCTCATCGAGCGTATCGAGCGTCTTGAAGAAGAAAAGAAGGGCATCTCCGACGACATCAAGGACGTCTACGGCGAGGCCAAGTCGACTGGTTTCGACGTCAAGACGATCCGCACGATCGTCCGCCTGCGCAAGATGGAGAAACATCACCGCGACGAGGCCGATGAGCTGCTGGAGACCTATAAGCAGGCGCTGGGGCTATCATGACGGACGGAGCCACCCGTTCCGCTGTTGCGGAACAGCAGCGTTTGCCGCGTGATGCGTGGCGAATGATGGGGCTGGAGACGGCAAGCGAGCTGCTTGGACACAATGCGCTTGCCGAGGCGCTGTCCATAGACCCGCGCTCGTTACGCTACAAGATACAGGCCGGTCGAGGTGTCTCTGACGTCGACATCACGCTTGCGGCGGGTGCTCTCGAGGCAAGCGCGGCGCGGATGGCTGACCATGCCCGCAAGCTGCGCGCCGCCCTGGCGCCGGAGAGCGCGGCCGCGTGAGCATCAGGATCATGACGGCGGTGTGGGCGACGAGATTGCCGGACAGCGAGAAGATCGTTCTTCTCGCGCTGGCGGACTGTGCCAACGACGAGGGCGGCTGCTGGCCGTCGATGAGGACGCTCGCCGAAAAGTGCAGCAAGACCGATCGGACTGTTCAGGCTGCCATCAAGGCGCTGTGTGCAGCCGGACATCTCACCCGCAACGAGGTGCCCGGTAGGGGCTGCTCGTACGTCGTTCACCCCCGAACTGATTTCACCCCCGCAGCGGCTTCACCCCCGAAGCAACTTCGCCCCGAAGTCGCTTCACCCCCGAAGCGAACGACGGTAACCCCCGAAGCCGCTTCGGACAAACCGTCAAGAACCACCATACCTCAGAAGGCTGCGCCTTCTTCGGTTGTTCGCGCGTCCAAACGAGCGACGGCATTCCCCGACAACTTCCAGCCGGTGATGACGGGCAAGACCGCGGAGGTCGTCAACGGCTGGCCGCCTGGTCGCCGCGAGGATGAGCTTGAGCACTTCGCCGACCACCATACCGCCAAGGGCAACACGAGCTGCGATTGGCAGGCGTCGTGGAGAACCTGGGTCAAGAATTCCACGAAATGGGAACCGCAGCATGGACCACATCAACCCCGTTCTCAGCCGGGTAACGGTCATCGAGGATCACGACCGCAGCCCGCCCTCGACCTTCTGCGAGCATCCCAGCGCGCGCAGCAAGACGAGCGTGCCGCCGGTGATCGCCGAGATCGTGGCGAAGCTGGGCCTGCGCTACCTGCCCTCTGGACAGGCTGACCGTGAGGCGCATGCTGAATTGCTGCTGCTGCTCGGTGAGGACTTGGCCGACGTGCCGGCGCAGCTGCTCGACGACGCGGCGCGGCGCTGGGCCAAGGAAGAAAAGTTCATGCCGCGCGCCAGCGAGATCCGCGACATGGCCCGGCGCATCCAAGGCGAGCGAACCAAGGGCACGGCAGCCGGTGACGATCAGCTTCAGCGCCAGTGCGACACGCTCAACGCCAAGAACGTCGACTGGCACTGGATTGTGGCCGGCACAGCGCCGAACCGCAGCGTCGTTCGGGTGCGGTGACAGCACATCGCGTTCTGATTATGTTCTAGGGGTAAGGGAGTACGGTTATCATGGCGCGGGGCAAAGATCAGAACGGCTGGTGTATCTTGCGCACGGCGGGTCAGCGAACCCTCATTCTGGCGAAGTCGCTCACAGACGCCGGCTTTGATGCTTGGACCCCGGCTGAGACGCGCAAGCATAAGCTGCGAGGAGGCAAAACAGGTGAGGCTGAGAAGACGATGGCTCTGATGCCAACGTTTGTTTTTGTTCGCTGCCGCCATCTGCCGGAGTTGCACTCCATCAGCACATCGCCATCGAGCCCGCATCCTGCATTCTCTCTGTTTCGATATCTTGGTCAGTTCCCGATCCTCGCCGACCGCGAAGTGGAGCGCCTGCGCGAGATTGAGCACCGCCATCTCCCCAAGGGGCAGCGCATCACGATGCCGATCGGCGCGACAGTCCGGCCCAAGGAAGGGCCATACACAGGCATGTCTGGAATTGTAGAGGCGAGCAAGAACGGGGCAACAATGGTCTTCTTCGGGGGGTGGATGAAGGTGAAAATAGACACTTTCATTCTTGAGCGAACCGATATAGAACAGATGCAGCCCATATCCGGCACAGCTGCTTTGGCAGCATAGGCGCGTCCGAGCAGTTGCCGGCGCCGAAGCGTGGAGAAGCCCTGCTTCTGCCCGTGTGCCGAAGGCTTTCGACATAGGTGAGTGCCATGGCAATGAGCCGCGCCGATCGTCTCCGCATTATTGCTGATGAGCTTATGACGCTCGCCGATGCCGACGAGCAGCCTTCGCGATCAACCGCCCGCGCCGATATGCTGATCGCGGAAGGTGAGCGGATCGCGATTGCGGTGTGGGTCGCCTTCCGCGGCCGATGATCGGGATTGACATTCGGGGCAGCCTCAGGCCCCTTCAACGCACGTTCATCGCCCTCGGCGCCAAACAGGTGCCATTCGCAACATCTCTCGCGCTGAACGCCTTGGCTAAGGGTGTCGCCGCTGACGAGGCGAAGCTGATCGACGAGACATTCAAGTCGCCGACCCCCTTCACTGAGGCGGCATATCGGATCGAGGTCGCGACCAAGTCGAAGCCGGTTGCACGCGTTGCGGCGAAAGACATCCAGGCACAATACCTCAAGCCTTATGTTGTGGGCGGCGACCGATACCTCGGAACCAAGCGCGGCATGCTGGCGCCGCGCGGTGTGAACCTCAACCAGTATGGCAACCTGACCAAGGGCAAGCTTCAGTCCCTCAAGGGTAAAAAGGGCGTGTTCATCGGAACACGTAAGACGCGTTCTGGTAAGGTGATCAACGGTGTGTGGCAGCGCCCGACCAGCAAGGGGCCACTGAAGCTGCTCATCCAGTTCGAAGACACGACCCCTGCCCCTAAGCGCCTGCCATTCGCCGAGCGAGCGCAGGCATACATCAGGGCGAACGCCGCCAACGAGTTCGACATTGCGCTGCGCCGCGCGCTCGCGACGGCACGATAGGAGAGCCTCATGCGGACCATAGCGACCGACGCATCCGACCACATGGCTGCGAGCGCCACCAAGGCGATCGACGGCGCGATGCAGCAGGCGCGCGAGCAGATGGCTCCAGCCGGTCGGCCTGCCCCCGTCGCAGCCAACGAGGCGGGCGTCGAGGTCGCCGACCCGCACCACGCCGCCCCAATGCCCCCTGAGCTCATCGCCTGATCGGTTTTGGGTCCTTCCCCACCCTTTTTGCATCGAGGGTAATTGCGCGCCCCGAGCCGTCTCTAGCTGAAAGGGGGCAAAAGTTGTCCGCACCCCGATGTCCGCACGGCTGAGCGTTCGCGAGTTCGCGCGGCAAGCTGGCTGCGATGAAAAGCAGGTCCGCCGCGCGATTGAGAAGGGGCTGATTTCCAAGGGAAACGACGGTTTGCTTGACGCAAGCCAGGTCGCTGGACATTGGCGCAAGCCGAACCGCCGCGGCGTATCGCGCGCGGCTGCGGACATGGCGGAAGCGCCGCGGACAACTGGAAATGTCCGCACACCGACGCGCGCGCGCAAAACGTCCGCAACTGTCCGCACCGGTGAGACCCCCGAGCAGGCTGCCGAGCGGATCGTCACGGAGGCCGGCGACCTACTATCGCTTGCCGATGCGCTTAAGCTGAAAGAGAACTATCTCGCTCGGCACCAGCAGCTTTCATACGACCTCAAGTGCGGAACGGTCGTGATCGCCGCCGATGTCGCGAAAGCGGTCGGTGCGGAATATGCCACGGTCCGCACCCGCATGCTGGCGATCCCTTCGGAGATGGCCCCGGCCATCCACCGCCTGACGTCGGTCGTCGAAGTCGAGGACCTCCTTCGCAGCGTCATCGGCCAGGCGCTGGAGGAACTCACGCGTGACGGGATCCAAACGGTCGCCTGAGGCTGGCATATACGACGCCGGCTTCGCCACGCTTACTGCGGCTCTCTGCAAGGCACGTCGGGAAAATCTGCAACCGCCTCCGTCACTGACGCTAAGCCAGTGGGCCGGCAACTTCGCTGTATTGTCGCGCGAAACGAGCGCCCAGACCGGCCGGTTTCGCGCCTACGCCTATCAGGTCGGCATGATGGATGCGGTCACCGACCCGACCGTCACCCAGATTACTGTCATGAAGTCGGCGCGCGTCGGCTATACCAAGATCCTCGATCACATCATCGGGTATTACATCCACCAGGATCCTAGTCCGATCCTGCTCGTGCAACCCCGCGTGGAGGACGCTGAGGATTACAGCTCGACCGAGATCGAGCCGATGCTGCGTGACACACCTGTCCTCGCCGCGATCACCGGTGACTTGAAGGCGAAGGACTCGAAGCAGAAGCTGCTGAAACGGGTTTTCCGCAACGGCGCATCAATCTCCTTCGTCGGCGCGAACAGCCCGGGCGGTTTTCGCCGTATCACCGCCCGGATCGTGCTTTTCGATGAGACGGACGGCTATCCAGTCGGCGGCGCTGGTAATGAGGGCGATCAGGTCAAGCTTGGCATTCGGCGCAGCCAGACGTTCTGGAATCGCAAGATCGTCCTTGGCAGCACTCCGACGGTCAAGGGCATGAGCAGGATCGAGAAATCGTTTCTGCAAAGTGATCAACGTCGGTGCTTCGTCCCCTGCCCTCACTGCGGTGAGCATCAGGTATTAGAATGGGGCGGCCCCGATACGCCGCACGGCATCAAATGGGACCGGGACGAGCATGGTGCGGGGCGCCCTGAGACGGCGCATTACGTTTGCTCCGCAAACGGCTGCATCATCGAGGAAGCGGACAAGCCCCGTATGCTGGCCGCCGCCGAATGGCGCGCGACGGCCCCCTTCACCGGGCACGCAGGGTTTCATATTTGGACAGGCTATAGCCTCGATCCGAACGCCTCTTGGCCGAACCTGGTCGGCGAATGGCTCGAGGTGATGAACGACCCGCTTACGCGGCAGACGTTCATCAACACCGTACTCGGTGAGCCGTACGAGGATCGCGGCGAGCTCGCACTCGGCGAGGCGAAGCTCCTTGCCAGGTGCGAGGTGTTCGAAGCGGAGGTGCCGAACGGCGTCGCGCTAATCACGGTCGGGATCGACACGCAGAACGATCGTCTCGAGGCCGAAGTCGTCGGATGGGGCCGCAACGAGGAATCTTGGTCGATCGCCTATGAGGTGTTCGATGGCGATCCAAACGATCCGGGAGTGTGGGACACCCTCGACGAGTTCTTGAAGCGTATCTGGTACCGAGCTGATGGGCGCGGCTTCAAGGTAGAGGCCGCCTGTATCGACACTGGCGGCAGCCGCACCGAGGCCGTCTACCAGTTTGCGAAGGCTCGGATCGGCCGCAAGATCTGGGGCATCCGCGGCGAACCGGCGCGGGGTGGTAAGCGGTCGCCGATTTGGCCATCGAAGAAGCCGACGCAGCGCACGCGCAAAACTTATCAGCCATTCACGATCGGTGTGAACGCAGCGAAAGACGTGATCCGCAACCGGCTCCACGCGGATACCCCAGGCCCGGGCTACATGCATTTCCCTACCGACCGCGACGTGAACTATTTCGCGCAGCTCACCGCCGAACGCTCGATCGTTAAGCAATCTGGCGGGCAACGATATCGTGTTTGGGAGTGCCCGCCCGGTCGCGCGAACGAAGCGCTTGACTGCCGAGTCTACGCCTATGCGGCGCTGGCGGGATTGATGCACTTCGGGCTGAAGCTCAACCGCTTGGTTGACCAGGTCGTGATCCAACACGAAGTGCGCCCGGACAGTCCTGATGCAGCCCCAGCCCCATCCCCTGCGCCGATTGATGCGCCCGGCGATGGTGGCGGCGGTCCCTCAGGTCCAACGATTCGATCAGGTCCAGAGACCGACCCACCGCGGCGCGTGACTGTAGGTAACAAATTGGCGAGGAGGTCACTGTCATGAGCGCTTTCGCCGGCATGCCCGTAGAGCAGTTGCGCGCCGCGCTTGCCAGTGCTCAGGCTGCGTTGATCGATCTCCAGACGGGCAAGGCGTTCTCGAGCCTATCCTATACGCAGGGCGACGGTTCCAAGTCGGTGACGAGGCGCGTTTCCAGCGTTGCCGAGGTGACGGCGCTGATCGCGCAGCTGCAGCGCGCCCTCGGGATCGGCGGTCGGCGCCGGATGATCGGCTTCGTGTTCCGGTGAACGAAGCGGTTCGAATCCTTGATGCCAGCGGACGGCCGATGGAGCGCATACGCCCTAAAGCGCTCGTCGGTGGTCAGAACGTCCCCTATGATGCCGCCGATCGTACCGGCGCGCATATGGCGGACTGGCAGCCATATCTGTGGTCGGCCGACGGCGAGCTCAACCCATGGCGCGACACGATCGTCGCGCGCATGCGAGACTTGGTGAAAAACGACGGCTGGTCATCCGGCGCGATCACCCGCATTCTCGACAATGCAGTCGGCGCGAATTTCCGGCCGATCTTCAAGCCAGATTTCAAAGCCCTCGCCTATTACTCGGGGATCCAGGGCTTCGATGCGCAGTGGGCCTATGAGTATTCGAAGGCGCTTGATGCGAGCTATCGCACCTGGGCGCTGAGCGATGGTCGCTGGTGCGACGTCCAGCGCCGGCAGACTGCGCCGCAGATGTACCGCCTCGGCTTCCGGCACAAGCTGGTCGACGGCGATGCGCTTGCGATGATGCAATGGCGTTCGGATCGCCTCGGCTATGGCCGCGCGCGCTATGCGACCGCTGTGCAGGTGATCGACCCCGACCGCCTCTCGAACCCGCAGCTGTTTTTCGACCAGACCTACATGCGCGGTGGCGTCGAGGTCGATGACGACAACGTGACGGTGGCTTATCACATCCGCGCCGCGCACCAAGGTGACTGGTGGTCGGCTGGTAAGAGCCTGCGCTGGGACCGGATCGAGCGCGAGACCGAGTTCGGTCGACCGATCATCGTCCACGACTTCGACATCGAGCGTGCGGATCAGCATCGCGGCGGCGCTGGCATCCTTGCCCCGGTCATGCAGCGGGTGAAGATGCTGTTTCGCGCCGACACCGCCGAGCTTGATGCGACGATCCTGAACTCGATCTTCGGCGCGTGGCTTGAGAGCCCGTTCGACCAGGAGTTCGCTGAAGAGACATTCACCGGCGGTGAGAACATCGGGAATTATCAGGACGCGCGCATGTCCTACCACGAGGACGCGCGCATCAGGATCCCCGGCGCTGGATCGGGGCTGCCGAAGCTCTTCCCTGGCGAGGCAGTCAAGCAGCTCAACACGGCGCGGCCGAGCGCGAACTATCCCGTTTTCCAGAAGGCGGCGCTGCGCAACATCGCGCAGGCGGCTGGCCTTTCGGCGCAGCAGGTCAGCAACGACTGGTCGGACGTCAACTATTCGAGTGCGCGCGGCGCTATGCTCGAGTTCTGGAAGACGATGACGCGCCGGAAAGATGATTTCGGCAGCGGGTTCGTGATGCCTATCATCACCTGTTTCGTGGAAGAGGCGCACGAGGTCGATGACCTTCCCCTTCCCCGCGGTGCGCCGGACTTCGCCGAGTTCCGCGAGGCATATTCTCGCGCCAAGCTGATCGGACCTGGACGTGGTTGGATCGATCCGGTGAACGAGGTGAAGGGCGCGATCCTCGGCATGGACAGCGCGCTGATGGATTACGATGAGCTCTGCGCCGAGCAGGGAATTGACGGCGACGACATGATCGCCATGCGCGCGCAGACCATCAAGCGTTTCAAGGATGCCGGTGTGCCGCTGCCTACCTGGGCGGGGATCGCGCCCGGCGAAAGCGCCAGCAAGTCTATCACGGACCCGGAGGCGCAATGACGCAGCAATTTGCCCATCTCGCCACGCGGCTGTTCAACACCCCGCTTGCGATCCATCCGCGCAAGGCTGAGATCGCGATGGGCGCGCTCGCCGAGCGTCTTGGCATCGCGAGCATGACACGACTTGGCGGTCGCCCTGTTCCGGCTATGGCGTGGGACGACGATGATGACGTCGTGTTCTCCGGCTCGCGTGGGACGCGCACTGCGGATGCTGGCTACGACGTGCTGAACGGCGTTGCGGTGATCCCCATTACAGGAACGCTCGTCCACAAGCTCGGCTCGCTCCGCCCCTTTTCGGGAATGACCGGATATGACGGCATCCGGCAGGCATGGCTGACCGCGCAGGACGACCCCGACGTCAAGGCCATCGCCGAGATTTACGACAGTGGCGGCGGTGAAGTGGCGGGCTGCGCGGACCTCTACGACACAAAGATGGCGATGCGCGGGAACAAGCCGACATGGGCGATCCTGTCGGAGAGCGCCTATTCGGCGGCATATTGGCTGGCCTCGGCTGCGGATAAGGTAATCGTACCGCGCACCGGCGGAACCGGTTCGATCGGCATCATCTGCATGCATGTCGACATGTCGGAGGCGCTGACCACAGCTGGGCTGCGCGTTACCTTCATCACATCCGCGGGGGCCGATCGGAAGACCGATGGTCATTCCGAGATCCCTCTGAGCGTCGATGCTCTGGCCGCATTCAAGGTCGAGATCGATGCCATGGGTGAGATTTTCTATGACGCCGTCGCCAAGGCGCGCGGTCTCACCACCGAACAGGTGCGCGGGTTCAAGGCCGGCACCTTCATGGGCGCCGCTGGCGTCACGGCAGGCCTCGCCGATGCCGTGATGGCGCCCGAGCAGGCCTTCGCCGCGCTCCTCGCCGAAGTCGCCTGACACCAACCGGAGAACACCGATGTCGAAGACCAACCCGTTCGCCGGCCTGATGGCCGGCTTCCGTGGCGCGCGCGCCGAAGACGAAACTCCCGACGACGAATCCGCCGCGCGCGCCGCGCGCCGCGCCGAGGAAGACGAGCAGCGCGAAAAGGAAGATGCGCGCCGCGCCGAAGAGGACGCCCGCCGGGCGGAGGAGGACGGCCCCGGTGAGTCGGATGAAACCGACGGCAAGAAGGGGAAGAAGGGCAAGAAGGCCGAGGACGACGATCAGGACCCCGAAGCCGACGCCAGCGATGATGAGGACAGCGCCGAAGAGGGCATGGACGACAAGGAGGCCAAAGCATTCCGTCGCGGCCTCGCGATCGGTCGCGCGCGCGAAAACGCCCGCGGGTCGCGTATCTTCCTCGCCGCTGCTGAAACCGGTCGTCCCGATCTCGCCGCCACGCTCGCCTTCACCACGCGCAATACCAGCGCCGAGGCCGGTCGGCTGATGGGCGTTGCCGGCGCAGCGCCCCGCGCGCGAGGCCGGCTCGACGAGCGCATGAACAATCGACCCGAACCGCGCCCGGGTGCCGGCGGTGGCCAGGCGGCGAAGCCCACGTTCGGCGAACGTGCTGCCGCAGCGGTCGCGAAGATCCGCGGCTGATCCCTGCCCCTCCCCTCTTCTGAACAGGAGACGTCATCGTGACCCTCACCCCGACCCCATATTACAATTCGCCGTTCCAGCCCGGTGTTACGCAGGACGCATTCCTGCCCGACCAGCTGATCGGCGGCGACCTCAAGATCGTCACCCATGCCGGGCGGACGCTGCTCGCAGGCCAGTATTACAAGCGCGGCACCGTGCTCGGCCGCATCACCGCCAGCGGCAAGTACACCACCGCGCTCAGCGCCGCGAGCGATGGGTCGCAAACGCCGGTCGCTATCCTGGTGGATGACGTCGACGCCACCCTCGCGGACGCGCTGGGCGGCATCTACGCCATGGGCGAGTTCAACGAGAACGCCGTCATCCTCGGCACCGGCATCACGCTCGCCGCCGCCAAGGCCGCTCTTGAGGTCCAGAACATCTACCTCAAGGGCGCGCTGACCGCGTCCGACCCGAGCTGATCCCGCAGCGCGACCCGTAGACTTTCGCCCGCCGTTGCGCGGGCTTTTCAGGAGCCCACCCAATGGCCGATAATCTGAGCTATACGACCGCAGAGCTTGTCCAGGTCGTTCCCAACCTCAAGACCTCGCAGAACTTCCTGCTCGACCGGTATTTCGGCAACATCATCGAATACGATACCGAGGAGGTCGCGATCGACATCGACGTCGGTCTGCGCCGCATGTCGCCGTTCGTTTCCCCGCTTGTCGAGGGCAAGTTGGTCGAGCAGCGCAAGTTCATCACCAACAAGTTCAAGCCGCCCTACATCAAGGACAAGCGGGTACCGGACGTGCGCAAGCCGGTCCGACGCGCGATCGGCGAGCGGATCGGCGGCGGTGAGTTCACCGCCGAAGAGCGGATGATGGCGAACCTTCAGTTCGAGATGGAAGACCAGGTCGACATGGTCAACCGCCGGCTCGAGTGGATGGCGGCGTCTGCGCTGACCACCGGCACCGTCACCATCGCCGGCGATGGCTTCCAGACTGCCGTGATCGACTTCGGTCGCTCTTCGACGCTGACGATTGCGCTGACCGGCGCCAACAAATGGGGCGCGACGCTCAACTCCGCCGGCCGCGATACCAACATCGTCGGCCAGATTGATGCCTTTGGTTCGCGTATCCTGAAGCTGTCGGGCGCAGTCGCGACCGATATCATCTTCACCAACTCGTCTTGGGCGCGCTTCCTGCAGGCCGAGGGGGTTCAGGGTGCCATCCAGTATCCGACCCTCGCCGTTGATGGCAACACGCTCAACCCTGGCTCGCAGATCAAGAAGGGCGCGATCTACAAGGGCAAGTGGGGCCAGTATGACCTGTGGCTCTACAACGATTGGTACATCGATTCGAACAATGTCGAGCAGCCGATGCTGGCCGACGGTTCGATCCTGATAACCGGCCCCGAGCTGCTCGGCACGCGTGCGTTCGGCATGATCATCGACCCGAGCTTCGCGTACAAGGCGATGGCCTATGCGCCGAAGACCTGGATCCAGCAGGATCCGGCGCAGCAGATCATGATGATGCAGTCGGCGCCGCTGGTCATCCCGAGCCGCGTAAATGTCAGCCTGTGCGCGGTCGTCTGCGATCCGATCATCCAGAGCTTCTGATCCAACGGCGCGGCCTCGCGCCGCGCTGTCCACCCGCATCGAAAGGAGGCCATCATGGCCGATACGACCGACAAGACCGCCAAGCCGGTGACGAACGCCACCTCGATCGTCGCCAAGACTGACGACGCCGTGACGGCGACCGCTGGCGAGTACACCGTTGCCCCCGGCCGCACCGTCGACGGGAAGGGCCCCGGCCAGACCGTGAAGCTCGACGACAACGACGCGCTCCGCATGCTCGAGCTCGGTTTCATCCTTGATACCGATGGTGCGGTGGTGATCCGCGCTGACGGGCCAGCGGTGAACGTCGAAGACGGCGTGCAGGTCAAGGCCTGATCCATGTCAATCGACTGGGATGCACTCGTCCTCTCGCCTGTGATGGCAGTGTTCGGCGAAGGCATCCCAATCGATGACCTAAGCCTCCCGCTTTATACGCCGCGCGGCCTCGCCCCCTTCCGGCTTGCTGATGCGGTGTTCGACCGGGCCTATGCCGAAGTAGTGCTCGACCCCGACGTCGGTGAGGTTACGAACCGCAAGCCCTGCCTCGGCGTGCGCGTATCGCTCTTTCCTCGCCCGCCAGCGCAGAATGACACGGTCTACATCCCGAGCGTCGACATCACGTTCGTGGTGAAGGATGTTCAAGCGGACGGCCACGGCCACGCCAAGCTCTTGCTGATGGCGACATCATGATCGCCTGCGCCTCCGATATTCTCGACATGGTCGTTGCGGCGATCACGCAGCCCAACGCCACCGATGCGGAAGATCGCATCTTTCGGCCTGGCGATTGGCCATCACAGGATGGTCAATATCCGCTCATCAAACTTCGCGTGCCGCGCGAGTTCAAGCAATCGACCGGACGCAGCGGTGCGTTCGAGTTCACGGTCACCACGACAGTCCGCTTTGAGGGGCAGGTATCCGCCCCTGCGCAGGTCGATGACGGCGGCGCCGCGGCGGTCGAGATGCAACTCTGGCGGCTCGCGCGGCAGATCGAGATCGCCGTGATCGGCTCCTATCCGCTTGGCGCGGAAATCCAGAACATCGCGACGGTCGATACCCAGCTTGCCTATAGCTCGGATAGCGAAACGCATCTCGCCGGCGTCCAAATCGACCTGTCGATCGAGTGGTTCGCCGACGCCGAGATATTCGCACCGGTGCAGGCTGACCCGATCGCCGAAATACACCTTGAGGCCAGCCGCTTCCCTGACGGCCCCGGCTTCACCGTCGAACTCCCGCAATAGGAGCGTACATGCGCGTCGTCCCTGCCCCCGATCGCCTCGTCCGCGATCCTCAAACCGGCCGCCAGGTCGATGCCGACGGCATCACCATCGAGCCAACCGACCTCTATTGGGCGCGCCTGCTCGCCGACGGTGACGTCGTGGAGGCACCTGCCGACCCGGCGCCGAGCGCGCCCAGCAAGGAGCGCTGATCCATGACGATTCCGTTCAAGAACATCCCGGCGAACGTCCGCACCCCACTGTTCTATGCGGAGCTCGACAATAGCCAGGCGAACACCGCCGCGCAGTCGCAGCGCACGCTGATCATCGCGCAGATGACGCAGGTGGGCACCGCCACCCCGAACGTACCGGTCAAGGCGTTTGGCCAAGCGCGCGCGCTTGGCGGAGCGGGTTCGGTGCTGGCGCTAATGGCGGCCGTATACGGCGCAAATGATCCGACCGGCGACGTATGGCTCCTGCCGCTGGCTGATGATGCATCCGCCACGGCGGCGACTGGAACCCTGACGTTCACCGGCCCCACGACGGCGGCCGGTATCTTATCGCTGTATATCGGTGCCTCGCCGCTCAACCCCTCGGTGGTCGGGCTACCGCAGGCACTCGCAATTCCGCTTGCGACCGCGCAGACCGCAGCGCAGGTGGCGACAACTGTCGCCGCGCTGATCAACTCCGCAATCGACCTGCCGGTAACCGCTTCGGCAGCCGCATCGGTGGTCACGCTGACAGCCAAGAACAAAGGCCTTTGCGGCAACGATATCGGCATCGCGGCGAACTTCCGGGGCGCCATCATGGGCGAGGCTTTGCCAGCAGGCTTGGGCGTCGCGATCGTGCCGATGTCGGGCGGAACCATCAATCCGACGCTTACCACGGCGCTCGCCAGTCTGACCGACATGCCCTTCGACTTCATCGTCATGGGCGTCAACGATCCTACGTCCGCAACGGCGATCAAGGCATTCCTCAACGACAGTACTGGCCGGTGGTCTTGGTCGAAGCAGCTGTTCGGCCATGCCTTCTACGGGTTCACCGGCACACAGGGTGCGGCGGCATCCTATGCTGCTGCAATGAACGATCAGCATGCGCTGGTTCTCCCGCAACAGGGTAGCCCTACCCCTTCATGGCTCTGGATCGCATGGGCTGTAGGCCTCGCCGCACCGAGCTTGCGTGCGGATCCGGGGCTGCCGCTGCAGACGCTCTCTGGCACCGGCGTTCTCGCGCCGCCCATCGCATCGCGCTTCGACATCACGATCCGCAACATGCTACTCTATTCGGGCTGCTCGACGTTCACGGTCGACACGACCGGCACCGTGGCGCTCGAGCGCATGATCACCACATACGTGACCAACCCACAGGGTCAGCCCGACAACAGCTATCTCAAGCTGACCACGATGTTCCTGCTCATGTATGCCATCCGGCGCATGCGCGACATGGTGCAGCGGAAATATGCTCGCAGGAAGCTGGCTGCATCCGGCACGCGCGCGCTGCCCGGGACGAACGTCGTCACGCCGAACACGATTCGGGCCGATATCATCGCCGAATATCGCGCCATGGAGGCTGATGGTTTCGTGCAGGGGTCGGACACGTTTGCTGCGAACCTCGTCGTCGAGAAGAATGCCGGCAACCCCGATCGTGTCGATGTTCTGTACCCGGCGATCTTCGTCGATGAGCTCGATGTTCTCGCAATGCTCGTCCAGTTCCGCCAGCAATAAGGGATCGATCCAATGGCAAATCGCATCGCCGGGGTCGCGTTCGTCGCGATCGACGGCAATTCCTATGCCCTCGCCGGCGCCGGTTCATATCAGGTCAGCGGATCCAGCCGCGAAGTCCTCAACGGGCAGGACGGGTTCCACGGCTTTTCCGAGGTTCCGCGACCGGGCATGATCAGCTGGTCGTTCCGAGATGGCGCAGAGGTCAGCATCACGGCGCTGAACGAGATGGCAGATGCGACCGTCACGCTCGAGCTGGCCAACGGCAAGATCATCATTGCGCGCAACGCAGTGCGCATCGGCGAGCCGCTCAAGGTCAACAGCGAAGATGGCACCGGCGACATCGAGTTCTATTCGCCCGAAGTGACGGAGAACTGAGATGGACGACCTTCCCGATACCTTGACGATCGAGCTTCGCAAGCCGGTGACGGTAGGCGAGATTACCTGCGCCGAATTAAGGCTCCGGGAGCCAACGGCCGGCGAGATCGAGCAGTGGGATGGCCTCACCGGGATCAACGCGGACCGCAAGGCAGTTTCGGTGGTCGCTGGCGTGCCGGAGGCGATTGTCCGGCAATTGCCGGCGCGCGAGTTCTACCAAGCAGCGCGGTACATCGGCCGTTTTTTGGACTGAGACCGCCTGACTGGGGTGAGCGCTTGGATGCGCTCGCCGCACGGTACGGCAAGATGCCAGACGAGATCGCGACCCGGCCTTGGTCGACGCTGATGAAATGGTGCGCCTGGGCGGGCTTCGACTGAGGATTTCGCGATGCCGCAAGCCAACTCGACCTTCGGCATCGACATCCGGGCGAACGACCGGACAACGCCCGGCGCGCGATCCGCAGAACGACGCCTCGGTGCCATCCCGCGGCACGTGTCTGCGGTCAATCGTCGCTACGCCGAGGAAACCGATCGAACGACCGCGCGCACGTCGCGTAGCATCGTTCGAACCTTCGCTCGTGTGGAGCAGGCCAGCGCGCGCGCATTTGGCGGGCGCTCGCTTACCAACGGCGTCGCCGGTCGCCTCGGCGCGATTCGAGAGGCGGCAGCGGCGGCCGGCACCGGCATGGGTGAGGCAGCGACCGCCGGCAGCGCCCTCGAGGGCGCAATGGCTGCGGTCGGCGTTGCCGGCGGCGCGGCCGTCGGGATCATGGCGGCGGCGGCCTATGGCGCATACAAGCTGGCAGATGGCTGGGCAAAGGGCGCTGCATCGATCGGTCGAACGGCCGAGATCATCGGCGTTGCATCCAAGCAGCTTCAGGAGTTCAACGCTGCGGCCGAACGCCAAGGTGTCGACAAGGGCACTGCGACCGGCGCGCTCGGCGGCGTCTCCCAAACCCTAAACGATGCGCGGTACGGACGAAACAACGAAGCCGTGGCGTTGCTGAGCCGCCTAGGGTTGAAGCTGCAGCTCAACAAGGACGGTACGGTCGACATCGGCGCGATGCTTCCTGCGATCGCTGACGCGCTCCAGCGCCAGAACTCATCCGGGCGCCGTACGGCCGCGCGAATCCTCGGCATTTCGCAGGCCGCCCTGCCCGCCTTCACCCAGGGCGGGGCGCGGCTCTCCGCCGACATGAAGGACGCGGACAAGACCGCATACATCGCGACGCCGGGCGAGATCGAAACCGCGAAGCGCATCCAGGGCAAGCAGGCGATCGTCGGGCAGATGAAGGATCGTGCGCTCGGGACCGCCGGCGCCGCGACGGCCACGGCCGGCGAAGGGGCTCTGGATGCTGCCGTTGCGACAGGCCGGGGCGTCATCGACGGCACGGCATCGTTCGGCGGCGTCGTCAGGAACACGTTTGCGCCGGCTGCGGAGACGGTGAAACGCGCAGCGGAAGGCATTGGCCGTGCCGTCGACAGGTTTGCTGGTGCGATAAACTATGCCGGCGGCGGCGGTGGGCGGTTGACGCGAGAGGGCGCGATTTCAGAAGCCCGCAAAGGTGTGAGGCTTCGAGACAAGCTGATGATGTCCGGCTTCAACGCGACTGACGCCAATGCGCTCGCTGCCAATGCGGTTCGCGAGAGTGGCGCAAACTATCGATCACGACAGCCTGGTGGCGGCGGTCGCGGGCTATGGCAGTGGGACGGCGCCCGCAAAGCTATCTTCAAAAGGCAAATGGGTGTTCCCGTTGAGAAATCGTCCGAAGACCAGCAGATAGCCTTCCTCAAGTGGGAGTTGGGCAATACTGAGCGCCGAGGCTGGGCAAAGGCGCATCAATATGGTCGGGATGCGAGCAACACGGCATATGGCTTCACTCGTCATGTCGAACGTCCGAAAGAAGGTGAGCGTGACGGCCAAGAGCGTGCGGCAGTCGCGCGGGCCCTCGAAACGATACCTGTACACGTCACGGTGGACATGAAAGGCGCGCCTTCCGGTACAAAGACTACGGTCAGAGCTGGGCGCGGTCGTACACCGGCGCTAAGCCATGCCTTGGCGGATTGACGGCAAGCGCTACCAATGAGCTACTTGCCCTGCACCCTGAAATTTGCAGTGACTGATTTGCTTCCCAAGTGGGCGAGGCACGAAATACCCTGAACCACGCCATGATCTGCGAATATTCGACATTTACCGCTTGCCGGATCAGCGATCCGCGGGCGCAAATAGACACGAGCGATTGACAGATCAGAGCCCTCAGCATCGCCAGCAAAGCCTACGGGACTGCCTGATCCGTGTTTTAGAAATTGGACTAGGACGCCTTTCGATCCTGCGCCCATCGTGATGACCGCAGCGTCACAAACGACCTGTAGATCATTCGAACTCTTTGGCAGTCCCTGATATTCGCAGATTCCGTCCAAGACTTCTGGTTCATTCGGGCTGCCAGCAGCCATCAGTACAAGTGCGATCGCAAACGACATAGACGTCTCCGTTGAAGATCAGACAGTAGCACAATCGCGGTCAGCGCAAGAGTTCCTTCGCGATCCCCGCACATGATTGGAGGCGATGATGGCCCTGCTTGCTAACGACCTGCTGCCCGCTTCGTTCAGGGGCGCGCCGTTCGCGGTCCTGAACGACAGCGTTGGCGGCGGCCGCCGGCAGGCAGTGCACACATATCCGGGCCGGGATGAGCCTTGGGCCGAGGATATGGGCCGCGCACCGCGTACCTTCTCCTTCCGTGGGTTCATCGTCACCGGTGACGTCGTACTGGCGGGTGGCCCGATCCAGTTGCAGCGCGCGCTTCTGCTCGCAGCCTTTGAGAAGAGCGGTCCCGGATTGCTTACGCATCCCACGCTCGGAATCATCAACGTTTCCGTCACGCGCTTCAATCTGGGGCAAGATCTCGGCGCCGGTCGCATGTCTGTCGTCGACGTCGAATTCGTTGAGAGCGGGAAGAAGAGCTTCCCCTCGCTCCTCTCGACAAGCTCAGGCCTGCTGTCGGCGGCGAATATCTGCAAGGTGGCACTGGCAATCGATCTGGCGCGCGGCATCTCGCTCGCGCTCGGCGCGACCGGCGCTCCAGCAGCGGCGGCGCGTGCCGCTTCTGCATGTACGGCCCGCGTCGTCGATAGTGGCAAGGATGCGACAGCGCTCCGCAATCTGGCGAGCCAGTTGTCTGGTAATTACGGACGGTACTATCAGGGCGCCAACGGCGGCTTCTCCGCTCCTAGTGCATCCTCTGCCCAGTCTGTCGCAACGGTGGACGATCTCGTCGCCGTAGCTTCGGCGCAGCGTGCGGCGATCGCTGCCGGCGCGGGTGCAGTCGCGAGTGCCGCTGACAATCTGAATGATGCGCCAACCGTGGAAAACCTTGCGGACGCATTGATCGGCCTGCTGGAACTGCTGCTTTCGGCCTGCGCTGATCCGGCTGACGCCGTGCGGCTTCTCTCGGATATGATCGCGAATCCGCCTTCCCTGCCAGCGTCTATGACCGGTGATGCGATCGTGCGCGCTTTTCAGCGCGCAGCGGCAGCGGCCCTGGCGGAAGCCTGCGCGCGCTACCAACCCAGTAGCTTCGACGATGCGGCGGCCTTGCTCAATCGCGTTGCGGCGTTGCTCGACGGGGTTGCTACTGCTGCGGCAGATGCTGGCGATGATGCCAGCTTCGGAGCGCTTGAAGATCTGATTGCGAAGGTTGCGCAAGACCTGCGCGCGCGCGGCGCTGATCTCGCGCCGATCGCCACCTTCACGTTGCCTGGCGCTCTACCCGATGTGGTGTTGGCGCAGCGCCTGTATCGCGACCCGTCGCGCGCCGACCAGCTTGTCCGGCAATGCCCAGGCGTTATCAACCCGCTGTTCATGCCGGCCGCAATCCAAGCCTTGGCCGCATGACCGACGACTTGACGCTTTCGGCGAATGGCCGCGATATCACTGGGTGGGAGCAAATTTCGGTTTCGCTGTACGCTGAAGCGTTCCCGCCCATGTTTGCGATCGCACTATCGTCACGCGACCCTGATACCGGGGCTGACCTGGTCGTCCGCCCGGGCGATGCCTGCACCGTGAAGCTCGGCGAGGACCTCGTCATCACGGGATACGTTGACCGGGTCGGCAACAGCGGGGGGGCAAGTGCACACGCCCTGCGGGTCGTCGGGCGAGGAAAAACGCAGGATCTAGTCGACTGCTCGGCCGAATGGGACAGCGGCCAGATTGCAAGTGCTTCTGTGCTTGATATCGCGACGAAGCTGGCGAAACCGTACGGCATCACCGTAGCGCTCGAGAACGGCGCGAGTGTCGGCGCGATGATCCCGCAGACCAATATCACCTACGGCGAGACAGGTGCCGACATCATCCAGCGCGATGCTCGGAGCGCTGGGCTGCTCGCCTATGAAGGATCGGATGGTCACCTTCTCCTCGCGGCAGTCGGCAAGCGGCAGGCCGCGAGTGGGATCGTCTACGGCGAAAATGTTGAGGAATGGGACGTCGAACTATCGATGGACCAGCGCTATTCCGAGATCGTGTGCACGCTGCTGAGTCAGGATGTGCTCGGCGACCTGGGCGAAGGCGGATTCTTCTTCGACACGGAAACGGACCCGAACGTTCCACGTCATCGCCGCCGATATATCGTGCTGGAGCAGGCGCAAGATGCTCAGGCATTCACGATCCAGAAGGCGAAGTGGGAGGTAGCGCGCCGCGCCGGGCGCGGGCAAATCGCTACAGCGACGATCGACAGCTGGCGCGACAGTGCCGGAGGGTTGTGGATGCCGAACACCCTTGTTCCTGTCAGCTTGCCCGGGCTCCCTGCGCAGACGATACTGTGCGTCTCCGAGGTGACATTCCGGAGGGACGATAACGGCACGCACGCCGATCTCATCCTGATGCCGCCGGCGGCGTTCGCGCCAGAACCGATCAGCCTCCAGCCTCTCGACCTATCGGACGTGAGCCCAGCCTCGTGAAGCATCTGCTCAACGCTCTGTTGCGGGTCGGGCGCGCGAAACTGGTTGACGATACGGGTCCAGTGCAACGCGTCCAGGTCGATGAAGGCGATCTCGGAAGCTACGGCGGCCGCCGGGTCATCGATAAGGTGGCGCATGTTATGCAGTTCGGCTTTTCGAGTGCGCCGCCCGAGGACGCGGAGCTCTTGCTGGGCGCGCCGGGCGGAGACCGCGCACAGACAATCGCGTTCGGGAGCAATCATCAGGCATCGCGGCCTCGCAATCTGAAGCCTGGGGATTCCTGCCAGTATGATGTGCGCGGTCAGGTCGTGAAAATGACCGCGGAAGGTCTGATGATCGATTGCGCCGGACTGCCGGCCATCATTCGCAATTTCGCATCGCTGACCGTTCAAGGCGACATTCACGTCACGGGTGACGTGATCAGCCGATCGTCAGGCAGCCCCGTATCGCTGAACGGCCTGCGCGATGCGTATGTCGAGCACGTCCACCCCGTGACGGCGATCAACTCGCCGACCGGAAAGACCGATCACCCCGCATAAGGGCAGCGCATGGCCGATATTCAGACGGTCTGGAGCCCATCATTGGGCGTCGGAGACTGGTATTTCGCGGTCGCCAAGGATGGCGTCATCACCGACGAGAACGGTTTCGATATTCTCGACAGTCTTGACGCTCCGATTAACGATAGCCTGTTCGGGACCGCGAGCGACCTCACTGTCGGCAATGACCTCGGCACGGCGGTAATGATCAGCCTGTTCACCGACGCGACTGCCGGTGCTGACGATGTCATTCCTGACGGATCAGGCGATCCGCGCGGGTGGTGGGGCGACGAAGGCGAGGACCGACCCATCGGATCGAAGCTGTGGCTGCTCACACGATCAAAGCAGACGGCGACGGTTCTAGCACTCGCCAAGGCTTACATTGAGCAGGCGCTGCAGTGGCTCATTGATGATGGCGTCGCGACGTCAGTGGGCGTGGCGACCGAATGGAGCCGCCCCGGCTTTCTTGGCGGAATGGTCGAGATCTCCCGATCAAGCGGGCCGAGGGCTGCCGTACGATTCGATTGGGCGTGGAAGGAGCTGAACTGATGCCATTTCCCCGCCCCACGCTGACCCAGTTGAAAGACCGTGTTGCAGCAGACATAGCGACGGGCCTGCAAGGCACCTCGGCGCTGTTGCGCTATTCAAACCTCGGCGTGCTCGGGAAGGTGTTCGCGAAGGCGGTCAACGGCCTATACGGCTATCTCGACTGGATCGCGTTACAGGCGAACCCGACCACCGCGACCGGCGAATATGCGATCGCCTGGGGCGCGTTGAAGGGGAAGTTCATCGAGCCAGCAGCGGCGGCTGGCGGTATCGTCACCTTCAACGGCAACAACGGCGTCACTATCCCGACCGGGACGCCGCTCGTGCGCAATAGCGACGGAGCGACCTTCACTACCGTCGCGGATGTGACGATCACAAATGGGAGCGCATCGGCGACAGTTATTGCGGGCACCGCAGGGGCGATTGGCAATAGCACGCCAGGGACAAGCTTCTCGCTCGGGATCGGCATCGCTGGCGTCATCTCCAGTGTGGTCGCGATTACCGGATTGGGCGGTGGTGCAGACGTTGAGACAATCGACGCGTTCAAGGCTCGATACCTGCAGGCTTATGCCGCTCCTGCGCAAGGCGGCGCCGAGCCAGATTACCTGCAATGGGCGGATGTCGTGCCTGGCGTCACGCGTGTGTGGGTTCTCCGCCACGGCATGGGCCCGGGGACGGTCGTCGTCTATTTCATGATGGATATCGTGCGCGCCTCAAGCGGTGGGTTCCCGCAGGGGGTCGATGGAGTAGCAGCGCTGGAACCGCGCGACATCGCAGCCAGCGGCGATCAATTGCTGGTCGCAGATGCGATCTATCCGGTGCAGCCGGTCACGGCTCTGGTTTATGCGGCCAGCCCCGGCCGGAACGCGATAACACTGACGATAGCCGGTATTTCCGGCGCTACGTCGGCAACCAAAATGGCGATATCGGCGGCGGCGGCAGCAGCGATCGCAGCTTCGTCGAGCCCGGGCGGGGTGACCCTGTCGGATGGCTCGCCCGGTGGCGTCACGTATATGTCGGCGATCGAGCGGGCGATCTCCGCAATTCCCGCCGCGGCCGGGTTCGTCATCACTGCAGTCGCATCGAGCGATGGGGCAGTGTCACCAGGCGCTGCGGGGAACGTCACCTCTAACACCGGGTATCTCGCCACGCTCGACGCGGTCACATACATCTGATGGCTGCCCGCTACCGCGCAGCCGACTATCTCTCGGCATTGCGATCCCTACTGCCGCGTGGGCGGGTCTGGCCAGCAGATGCCGACAGCATGCAAGCCCAGGTCCTTGCGTGCATGGCACCTACTTTGGAGAGGGTCGACGCCGCCGCGATCGCGCTCATCGCCGATACTTTCCCTGCATCGACGACAAACTTCATCGATGAATGGGACGCGGCACTTGGCCTGCCGGATCCCTGCCTCGGCGAGAACCCGACACTTGAGCAGAAGCGCGCGCAGATCGTTGCTCGGCTCATCGCGCCAGGCGGGCAATCGGCGCAGTTCTATATCGATTATGCCGCGGCCCTCGGTTTCGAAATCGCCATCACCGCTTTCGCGCCATTCCGCGCGGGTCGGAGCCGAGCCGGTGATACTCTTGGCGGCGACGCGGCTCCCTTCACATGGTTGGTGACGATCCTGTCGGACGCGAGCAGCGCGAAGAATGCCGCCTTTCGCGCCGGACAAGGTCATGCCGGTGACCCGCTTTCCTCGGCCGCAGCATCGCATTCCACCCTGCTTTGCGAGCTGAACCGCATTGCACCGGCGCACACCGTCCTGCTCTTCACTTACTGATCCGGAGAACTTCATGCAGCGCATCGACGTCGGAACGGCTGTTGCCGTTCTGCCAACCCCGGCTGCCGCCGGAACGCCTGGGTTTTTCACGGAGGGCGATCCGGTTGGCGGCATCGCACCGACGATCGTGAGCGGCGACTGGCTGAACATGGTTCAGGAAGAGCTAATCGGCGTGGTCGTGAAGAGCGGACTCACGCCTTCTAAGACGAACCGCACTCAGTTGCTCACCTCAATAATCGCACTGATCGTTGGCGCCGACGGCAGCAACATTGGGTCGGAAGGTTCGATATCGTTGGCTGGCGGTCTGCTGGTCGCGAAATGGGGAACGGTCACGATCGCTCCTTCGCAAAGTGCCACTACGTCAGTTGCGCACCCATACCCTGTACCATTCCCGGCGGAGAGCTTCGGTGTACTCGGCACGCCGAAAGCCGCCACAGCAGCGGGCGGATGGAACCCGATCACCTCGTTCGTGCCCCTTTCCGACAAAAATGGTTTCACGGTGGTGATCGATAGCACTGATCCTGGCCATTTCGTGCTCCAACCGGTGCCTTATTTTTACATCGCGCTCGGCAGGTAACCACCAGCCGCCTTCCTAGCAGCAGCCTGCCCCACGCCGGCTTTCGAGTGAGCGCGCCATGCCCAAGATTACTGACTATCCTTTGGCTGACGTTCTCAAGGGGACAGAGGCTTTTCTTGCGGACCAGAATGGGACTGTTTCGGTCAATATCGCTGCACTCGCAGCGTACCTACTGAATCAATTCGGCGATCCGGCGAGCAACAACGCTCTTGCGGCGCTGACGCAGATTGTTGAGCAGAATGCCTCGAGCAACGTCATAGATTGCGGTCCATGGGATCCTGATGCGCCGGTATTCGCGGATGCTCGATGGGGGGCAACGGCGTCGCGGCGCGTTTTGCCAAACGCAAACCGCGCTGACTTTGCTCCCGCGATGGTCCGCCCCGGAGAGGTTGTCGTCGACGAACGCGGCATCCCGTGGTTTGGCGATGCGAGCGGACGCCCCGGGGGCGTTTCGCACCGGGCGACCGACGACGGCAATACCTTCGACCGCGCCATGTTCGACCGGCTGCGAGATCAAGCCGTCAGCATCATGGATGCGTATCTGCCGACCGATCCAGACTTCACGGCGGCGGCGCGCCGCGTGCTGGCGACGGGCAAAAACCTATTCCTCCCGAGCCGCGTCGGCGGCTATCCGATTTCCGACGGGCTGGTCATGTCGTCGGACGGACAGCAGATCATCAGCGATGGTGCGTATCACGGGTATTTCCGTGTCACGTCGAACTTCAACCTGAGCGCACCCGGCGTCATCACGATCCTGACGTCGGCCAATGAGCATCAGTCCGGCCTCACCAATGTCGGCATCCTGTTCGAACAGCCGAACACCCCGACCAGCATGTCGCAGATCATCAAGTACCCGTGGGCGATCAACGCGCCTGGCGTAGCGCGTATGTCGTTCAACGGAGTGATCCGGATTGAGGATGCATGGAACGGCCTCAACTTCATCGGCAATGTGGGCGGCCTCGTCGCCGATGACTTCGAAATCTCCGCCTACAACCGCGCCTATATTTTCGACGGGGCGCTAGATTCGGTCCACATCACCACGCTGAAACTGTGGCCGTTCATCGCGTCGAACACGTCGCAGGCTTTCGCGCTCTACGCGCAGGCCCTTGGCGGCTACATCGGTCATGTCGATGGTCTCGACATCAAGACGATCGCACATTTCGCGCAACCGCTGGTCGTAGATACCACGACGAATGGTGGCGGCATTGGCACGATCGGCGCGTTGCAGATGGACGGTGCCGGCTCGAAGCTGACGTGGAACAACCACGGCTATCGGGTTGGAAACCTCTACACAACGGCCTCGACTGCCACGATTTCGACGATGGAAATCAACGGCGGCTTCCTGTCGGTGGCCGGGCTCTACCTTCAGGGTGCCTCGGACGTTGCTGGCGCCAGTGCGGCCCCGCTCATCCTCCTCAAAGGCGGCCAGTTCCAGGTTACCAAGCCGTTCATGTCCGGCATCGGGCCGGGACAGACGGTGATCCAGCAGTCGGGCGGCATCCTCGATTGGGAAGGCGGCATCTTCAACACCGATCCAAACGCCTCCTACACGGTGCCGCTGATCCACATCACCGGCGGATTCGCGACGATCAGCAAGCCGCGCTTCCTGCCGACCAACGCCAGCGGAAACGTCGCGATCAAGGTCGAGACGGACAACTACCACGACATCGAGATCAACGTGCTGTCGGGCTGGGCACGCTCTGTTCCCGCGTCGCCGACGACCAGCACGTTCCGCTTCGGTTCAACACTTATCGGAGGGCCATCGCTTTGAGCTCTGCCCAGCCCACCCGGCTTTTCGTTCCTCCCGCTCCGGCGGCGCTGATCGCCTCGCGTAAGCCTCAGCCGCGCGAGTTCGTCTTTGATGCAACCAATGAGGCAATGACCTTCGGCACGACGAAAGGCGCGGTCTGGCTGTCCACCCTGCCGTCAATCAAGAATTACCCAATCGTCCCGCACGATCCCAGCAACCTTGCAGACATGGGGCCGGTCATCCAGGCGGCGCTCGATGATGGCGTGCGCGATTTCTCCGACGTCAATCTCTACATCGATTCCGCTGTCACGATCCCAAACAACGCCATTGTCACATGGTCGCCGCAAGGCGAGATCATTCCGAAGACGGAAGGTTTCATCAATCGACATGGCATCTGGGCGATCGGACCAAACGCCGCAGTCAATTGGGGTCGCGACACGACGCTGATTTGCCCGAGCGTCATTCACAAAGATTTCATGATCCCGCCCGCCATTACCGGCGACGCGACAAAGGATGTGCCTGCAGCAGCGGCGCGGCTGGCCGCGCGTGTCGCGAATGGCACTGGGATGTTGCTCAACCGTCCGGATGTGCTGCTCGTCAACCCGTTCGTCGTCGGCTTCAACACTGCGTACGTGATGAACGCCGAGCGCATTCGGCTTTCTTACCCTCGTGCGGACTGCATCAACGGCATTGAAGGATTCGGGATCGGCGACTGCTGTTATGTCGACCGCCTGCATTTCTGGCCATACTGGTTCTCCCATATCGACTCGATCCCGCCCGCTGGTGTGCTCGGTAGTTACCAAAAGGGGCTGTACTTCCACGACAAGGCGGACGGTGTTCAGATCGACGGTGGCCTGATCTATGGCATGGCAATCAGCGAGCATTACCGCGACGTGTACGGCCTGAAAGCCAAGGGCGTCTGGCTGGATGGAGATCCTACCATCGCTGCGGATCGCGGCACCATCGGCGTGCTGACCGAGGGCAACTGCCAGTTCCTCGACCTGTCGCATACGCACACCAACAGCCATGCCATCAGCCGCAAGTTCTACCACACCGGCGGCACGGTCATCTGGAGCGACAACACCTCGTCTGATGCTCAGGTCGCTGACACGCTGCTTGGCACTGGCCATTCTACGGGCAGTATCAGCGTCGAAAACGCAAAGGGTTCGGCGCTCATCACCCTGTCGGACGCACCTGGCATCCACGACGTCTATATCCGCAATGAAGGCGGTGCGCCGGTCACCGCTGGGGTCGTCGTCAATGCGAGCGCGGTCACGACTAAGACGCAGCTCAATCGCGTCAAGTTGCAGTATACCGATATCGGCTCCGGTTACGCCGACAATACCAGCATCCTGTCGTCCTACGTGTTGGCCGTGTCGAACGCGGATCAACAGGTGGCGGCGAACACCGCCACGCATCCAAACTTCGTGACGACAACCGACACGCTGGGAGAGTGGAACGGCACGACGTTCACGGCAGCGGAAGCCGGCGATTACTACTTCGATGTGGACCTCGCCTTCACGGCATCGGCCAACACATCGGTGCTGCTGCAAGTGATGCGCTCTGGAACAGAATACCGCCGCGTACAGCAACAGGTTCTAGCGGGCGCCGGATCCGTCGCGCTTGGGCGAATCGTCCGAATGAGCGCCGGAGCTACGCTCACTGTGTTGCTGACAATGGGCGCATCGGGGTCGCTGACCAACGGCGTCTGCAAACTCAAGGTCGCCCGGCGCGGCGCTTGAATCCGTGCCGCCATAGCCGAGCGGCGCTCCGTCACCCTTTGTAGATAACATCATCGCGAGGTATCATGTCGCCTTTGATCCTGAGGGCATGCGCCCTTGCAATCTCCCTAATTTCCACGCCACTAGCAGCTCAGGTGGCGCCATCGATCCTGCCACCCTGCCGCAATAACAGCGGGTCGTACGTACCGTGCGGCGGCGCAGTTCTGGTCGACAAGACTGGTGTCGCGCTTGATGCCAATAATCCCCTACCGACCACGCCCGGCCCGCTCGCGGCGGCATCTTCGATTCCGCTGATCGGCACAGTCACCAGCACGGCCGTCACGCCCGCCTCAGGCGCGGCGACCTTCGCCGGGGGTACCGCGACGATCGGGCCGCTCACGCCAACGCTCGGCCGCGATATTGCGCTGAAACTCTGGACATCGAACAGCGCGCCATTCTCCTGCCAGATGTTCGACAGCATCGACGGCGGCGTGACCAAGCTGCCGCTGTCGATCTTCGATACGCCGATCGGCGGCCCATACAACGGGCCCGTCAACAGCGTCATCACCTCCGAGAGTGTGAGCGGCACGACCGAGTACCTGGTGTGCACCGTATCCTCCGGCAATCTCAACTATTGGATGGGCCAATGATGCGCTTTCTTCTGGCGGTCCTGATGCTGCTGTTCGCCGCACCGGCGGCAGCGCAGACAGACCAGGCTGCACGTGGTCTGGCCTTGCAGGCATCGGCCAAAATCACCAATCTCAACACCGTCAACGTCGTCGACTATCGCCGTTTCTTTGATAGCGACTGGACTCCAGCATTCACGCGCGCACTCGCGACCGGCAAGAACGTCATCATGCCCGAGCTGGTCGGCGGCTATACGATCACAGACAAAATTACCATTGTCGGCGCAGGTCAGCGGATCATCGGCGCTGGACCGTACAAGAGCTATTTCCACGTCACCACTGCGTTCAATATGAGCGCGACCTCAGTCGTCTCGATCAACACAGCGCGGGATAGTGCTGCTGGGCTCGAAAACGTCGGCATCGCATTTGACCAGCCTGTGTTCACTGCCCGCAGCAATGCGATCCAATACCCCTGGGCTATTGCCTTCACCGGCCAGTCGCGCGTCTATTTCGGTGGCATCGTTCGTATTACCGGCGCATGGAACGGCATCAACGCGGCTGGCGACAGTGGCGGCATTAGCGCAGACGAGTTGCAGATCGGTGCCCTCAACACCGGCATGGCGATCGATGGTGCCGCCGACTTCATTACAATCCGGCATTTGGGGTGCTGGCCGTATGGCTTTTCTGACGGCAACCGCCTCCAAGCATGGGGCGATGGCAGCACTACCTGCTTCACCGGCGGGCGCATCGACGGTCTCTCGATCCATTCCCTGACGACGTTTCAGGGGCGCGTGGCCTTTGCCGCCGGTACCGATAGCAATGTCACCTTCGGCTCGATCGATAGCCTCTCACTTGATGGCAATTGGGCACGCCTTGACGCCAGCGCAGGCTATGTCGCTATCGGCACCTGGTACAAGTCCAGCTCGGCCGCGGGCGATTACGCCATGAACCTAACGGGCGGCCAATGGCGGCTAGGCCAGTATCGCGCCTTCTATGGCACGGCTCAGACCCAGCCGGGCGTCCTCGTCGCAGGCGCGGCGGTGACGATCGCCTCCGGATTCACCGACAGTGGTTCGACATCCGCGCCGGCGTTCCGCATCACCAGCGGCAATCTCACGCTTGACCAGCCGGTCTTCAACTACGGCACAAACACCGCCCGCACCGCGCCATTCGTCGACGTGGCAGGCGGCACGATCACCCTGCTCAATCCGCGCTTTCAGGCGATGGGCAGCGGCTCTGGCAATGGGATCGTGGTTGCCGCGAACAACGTCAACAGCATCACCGCGAACCAGATGAACGGCTGGGGAGTTGCCCTGCCGACCGCGATCTCGAACGGCAGCTATGCTTTCGATACGGTGTTCACCGCGACCCCATCTGTCAGCTTCAGCACGCCAGGGGACAGCGCGTTCACCTATACGACAGCGCTGACGCAATATCGGATCCAGGGGAAGCTGATCTTCTTCCGAACCGCCCTCGCCTTTAACACCAACGCGTTCACAACGGCTGCGACCGGTTCTTTCCAAATCAGCACCGGCATCCCCTTTGCACCCACCTTCCCAGCCGCGCCGACGCTGCCGGACATCAGCAACATCACGTTTTCGGGTTACCTGGCGCCCTACCTGCCCACCAGCAATCTCGCCGTGATCCGGAACACAGCGTCGGGCGCGGCGGAGGGCAATTTGGGTACCGCCAACATCAAGGCATCATCCACCGGCGTGGTGACCAACCTCAACGGCACCTATGCCTTCTAACTCTGCTCTTCGCGCACCCATGGGGCTGCGATCAGCCCCGGAAGGCAAAGGAGCTCGCCCATGATTCTCCTCCGCCTCCGGCGCACCTTCCGCGAGCGTGCGCCGGAATGGGCGCTCGCGTTCATCCAGACCGGTTGGGGCGGTACGCTGCTCCTGCCTGGCGGATCGTTCGACCGACCGTTCTTCAAGCCGTTGGCGGTGATCGCGACCGCAGAGACATGGGGCTGGACAATGCTGCTGACCGGGCTCTCCCGCTTCACCGCGCTCTACATTAACGGCTCGATGCGCCAGACGCCGCACGCGCGCCAGGCGTGCAGCCTGATCGGAATGGCCTTGTGGGCGCTGCTCACCTTCAGCGCGCTGTCGCTGGAATGGCGGACGCCTGCGGTCTTCAACTACGGTGGCCTCTTCATCCTCGAGGCGATCATGTTTTCCTATGCCGGCCGGGATGCCGCGCGCACTGTCGCAAAGGGCGCGGCCAATGGAGTTCAGTAGCCTACCCGTTTGGGCGCAGCAGGTCGGCGCACTTCTTGTCACTCTCGGCACCGCGATCTCGCTGTATTGGGCCGAGCATCGCAAGCGGAAGGACGAGCCCAAGGTGACCTCTGGCGGCAGCGACCGCGAGGTGATCGCCGCAAGCTTCGTCGGCACGCGGCAGATGGATGATGCGATCGCCGTCCTGCGCCAGATCCACACCGCAGTCACGGAGATGAACGGTCATCTCGAGAAGGCAAACGAACGCGCTCACGAGGCCGACATGATCGCCGCGATCGCCGCGAAGATGCGGGAAGAGCGCCACTAAGGCCGCAACGAAAGGTACATAGATGAAGCCGTTCACCGCGGACCTGCTCGCGCAGGTCTTCGCGCCGACCCCGCGCGCCACCTGCTCCCTGTACGCTGCACCGCTTGAGGCAGCATGCCAGCGCTACGGGATCAACACCGTCGCGCGCCGGTCCGCGCTGCTCGGGCAGATGGGGATCGAGTGCTCCCGCCTCACCCGCATGTCGGAAAACATGAACTATCGCGACCCACAGCGGCTCGACGATATGTTCTCGGCCGTGCGTGGCTTCGCCGATGCAAGCGCGCTCATCAAGGCCGGGCCGCAGGCGATCGCCAACCGGGTTTACGCGTATCGTCTTGGCAACGGTGACGAGGCGAGCGGCGACGGCTGGCGGCATCGCGGCGCGGGCGGGATCGGTTGCACCGGCAAGACCAATCAAGCCGCATTCGGCGCCGCGATCGGCATGCCCCTCGCCAAGGTGCCGGCCTACCTGCTCACCCCTGAGGGCGCGATGCTGGTCACGGGCTGGTTCTGGGACACGCATCACCTCAACCCGCTGGCGGATGCCGGCGACATCGACGCGATCACCCGCGTGGTCAACGGCCCGGCGATGACGGCTGCCGATGAGCGACGCGCACTGACCATCAAAGCAGGAAAGGCATACGCATGACCTTCTGGACCTTTCTCGACCGGACCCTGAACCGCCTGCCCGGCTGGCCGAGCGAGCGCCAATGGGTGACGATCTGGCTGGGCGCGCTGATCGTGATCCTGTTGCTCATGGCGCGCGCGAATCCTGACTTGTGGAACGTCGAGGTGTTCAAGGTGATCGCGCAGGCGGTCGTGCTGACCGGCTTCCTCAACATGGTGCTGGCGTTCCACTTCGCGGCCAACAAGGGCGACGAGGACAAGACGGCCAACACGGGGAAGGCGTTCGAGGCGATCACCGCAGCCGCCAATGCCGCGGCACCGGGCGAGGTCGCAAGCAAGGCGGCTGACCAAGTGGCCGATGCTGCGGCCGACAAAGCCAGCCAGATCAAGGGCGATGCGGCATGAGCCTCATCCCCACCCCCGTCGCCGCCTTCGTCGAGGCGTACAAGCCGATCCTGATCGGCATAGGCATCGCCCTGCTCATCGCCGTGCTGCTCGCTCTCGCCTACTGCTCGGGCGGCGCCGGCGTGCAGCACGCGGACGATCAGGAGACGATCCAGCTACAGACCCACGTCATCGCCGCCGACGGCAACGCCGCAGACGCGCGCGTTGCGGACACGACCCATATCCAGAACCAGCAGCGGGAGATCGAAGATGCTGTCCAGAACACCTCGAGCATTGATGATGCTCGCCGCGCTCGCGGGTGCGTCATCCTGCGCCAGCAAGGTCGTGGTGCAGCCGCTACTGCCGCCGGTTGCTGACCTCCGTCAGATCGCCGAGCCGGCGTATCCGATCGAGGCGCTGCAACCCGGTGATGCCGGCGCGAAAGCCGAGGCGGCATGGCACGACAAGGTACTGACCTGGGGTCGTACGGGCTGGGCGCAGAACCGACGCGTGTGTCAGTGGGCCATCGACATGAAGCTCGCGGTGCCGGCCGGGTACTGCAACCCGTAGTTCGAGAGGCCAACCATGAAGAACCTGCTCCGCATCGCAGGCGCGGCCACACTCGCCCTGCTCGCCTCCCCAGCCTCGCCGCAGAGCTTCATTCCGAACTGCCGCAACGCCGGCGGCTCATATATTCCGTGCGATCCGGTGGTGCTGGTCGATAAGACCGGCACGATCATCGACAGCACGAACCCGTTGCCCGTCTCCGGGGGAGGTGGCGGCGCTACCACGATCGCCAACGGCGCTGACACCGCACAGGGCAGCACAGGAGATGCAGCCTACAGCGACGCGGCAGGAATTGCCTCGGGCACAGTGATCGCTCTCCTGAAAGGAATGTACGCCAGCCAGCGCGTTATGGGAATGTCGGCAGTGGGCGCAGCGCCCAGCGGTTATCCGATGTTCGTTGCCGGGACGGATGGAGGCGTCATCCGCGCGCTGCGACTGGACGGTAACGGTCGCCTGCAGGGGACCTGGTATACATCCGGCGGGCAGGAGATCAGCTACCGCAACGATAACACGAACAACGTGGCACCGACGAGTGCCAACACGATGCCGGCATTCATTTCTCGACAGACGGTCTTTGACGGCAGCCGATGGCAGTTCGCAGCCGGCGACATCTACGGCGCCTGGTCTCACGCGCCTCAGTCGACACCCGCCCCGAGCGGCGGCACAATTGCGGCTAGCGGTGGCACCGCAGCCCTTGTTTTCACCAACATCACAGACGGCGAGGTGATGAACCCTTCGACAGCCGTGCTGTGGGCGTCATGGGGTACACCGGCGGTCAACGGTGCTGGCAGCTTCGCCATCCAGCCCAACGGATCGTATCGGCCGCCCAGCCGTGTCGCGGGGACCCTGACTCTGCTCTCGACCGCTACCAACCAGACTTACACCTTCAACAAGTTCTGATCGGGAGAACCTGCATGAAAATGGCGCTTCTGGCGATCGGCTTGGTAATCGCCTCCCCTTGTGCCGCGCAGCTCATCAATCCCGGCGCGAACCCGGCAGATGTCGCGCAGGCGCAGGCGCTGGCGCAGGCCGCCCAAGCCGCAGCGGCGACGGCAGCAGCCAATGCCTGCGCACCAGCATCCAGCGTACCACCGATCGAGCAGCCGGTCGGCACAGCGGGATCAGCCCAGACCTGTCGCCGATCGGACGCCGTTCAGACCCGCATCACCCGCGTCACGATGACGACCTCGGTCGCCGGCGGGCTCGTCTCAGGATCGTGGTCAACACCCCTGCCTGCCGCGCCCGCGGTGATCTTCGAGGCAGTCAACGCGACAGCTGCTCAGCCAATCTTCTGCAACCTGACTGCCACGCCGACGACCACTACCTTCGCCGGCAAGTGCTGGATCCAGAACCCGCCGGTGGTGACGCTGTCGGGACTTACCAACGCGGGCACCACTGGTCTGACGCTGCCTGTCACGACGACGGTCCCGGTCGGCACGCAGGTCTTCGCCTTCGCGATTCCGACCACGCAGTAGCGGGTCCGCTGGCCTTCCTTCTCCCCACCTAGAGCGCTCGAGCTTCGGCTCGGGCGCTCTTTTTGCGTCCGGCAACCGAATCGCTTTCCTACAGTTCCGCTTTCGTTCCACAGCGACCCGCATGGACGACATAGACCAACCGCTCGCCAATCTCATCGGCCACAACGTCATGATCTCCACGCGCTGCGGCTGCACAAAGGTGGTGGACATGTCACCTGAGCGGCTGATCAGGAAGCTTGGCAAGGGCGCTACGTTGCGGATCGCCGCATCGCGCTTACGCTGCCGGACCTGTCGGCAGCGTCCTACCGTCTCGCTGGATCGGACGTGGGAGACCAGCGGGAGCCGAGATAGGCGTCAAGATCCGGTGCCGCTGCCGGAGTGGGCTCGGCAGATGCTGGGCCGGTGATTCCCTCCCCACAGACGGCGTGTTCGTGGTCGTTGGGCATGGTCATTATTCCTTGGCTGGGGCGGCGAGCATGGGCAACATCGGGGGCATGGAACCGATCCGATATGCCTCTGCGATCTGCGGCCGCATCCACTCGCTGACGGTTCGTTTATCGGGCAAGACGATGTTCGCCATGAACTCGTCTTCGAACACACTAATGCCGCTCTCGACGGCTTCCAACTTCGCCTTGATGACGAGAGCCAGTGCACGCCAGCGCTGCCGCGATGCCTGCTCCCATTCCTTCTTAGCCGCCTCGGGAGCGCGGATGCCCCGGCTGTGATGGGTGAACTTCCGATCGTTGCGATCAGGCAGCGGAAGGATGAAACGGATGTGCCGGCCATCCATGCGGAAACCGATCACGGCAGCATCGTCCTGCCAGCCGTAGAGGAACTGGTCGGCGCCATACCGCTCCAGTGTCCGTTCTATCTCGTCGCGTGACTTTGAGGTGCTGACCTCCGTGCTGGCTGCGTACCGGGTCATGCCCCCTCCCCCGCATCGGTTGCCGGGGCGGCGGGGAGTGGTTCGTCATCCATCGCCGTCAGTTCGGCCAACGCTTTGCGGCGAGGCGTGTCAAACAGCTCTTCCCGCGCCCCATGCTGGCGGGCGAGGGCTTCAAGAGCGGACAGCATCCGAGCGCTGGCGTCCACCATGCCGTTCGAGTGCGCTTTGTCCTGCTTCCCGACTTCCGAAGCATCACGAACGATTTTGGAAACGGCTTCCCGCAACGCCTCCACCACCCCCGGTGCGGCCTCTGCCTGCGCGGGCTCGTCGCGCTTCAACAGCATCTGTAGCCGCAGCGCCATTTCGAGCAGCGTGCCGATGTGCCAGCGCCACACCAGCGCGGTTTGGTCTGGCACATGCGGTTGCTGTTTTACGTAGGCTTCACGCACCGCCAGCCGCGACGCCTCGTAGCGATCGGTCGGCCTTTCCGTCTTGAGCGGATCAGGGCCAATGTCAGGCCATTCGTGCGGCGCGGCCTCTACCTGCTTGAGCGCGGTTACGATGGCGGGGCGGGTGTTCCAGGCTCGGATAGCCCAAGCTTCGCTCGCGATATCCCAGCTAGGCGTCTGATTGGCGGGGCATTTCTTGCACTGGACTCCAACGGTATTGCGGCCAGCATCAAGGGATATTTCAGCCTCCCCGCCACAGAACGGACAGGGTGCCAGCGCCTCAATCTGCGCCGTGATCGTGGGGGTGGGATCAGTCATAACCTTGCTTCCTCAACTCTTTGATGCAGTCATCGTAGGATCGGATCATCTGCCGCTCGGTCACACACAGACGGAATTCAGTGCACTGGCTGCGATTGGTCCAGGTGCGAGGGCCGTACTCAAGATGCTCGTGCCACGTGTCGCCGCACTTGCAGATGTCGCCGGCCTTGAATTTAGGCATCACCCTGTCCTTCAAGGTAGACGCGCACGGCGAGGCCAGCGCTTGTCACGTAACAATTACCGACAACATCAACGCCGATCAGGCCCATGTTGAGCAGTGCATTCGTGCTGGCGATTGATGTACAGGCGCGAATGTCTCCGAGCGCGCTGGCCCATGAAATGCCTCGCTCACGAAGCTTTTGTACGCCAGCGAGACGCTTGACCTGCGCTCTGCTCAACCCAGCCGCGATGGCCGCGATATCCCCGCTCACTTGGTGGGCTCCTTTGAGAGGGCGCGGGCGATGTTCGAAGACGCATCTTTCGCGCCAGCGTGCCACCACTCCGCGTCGGTTCTTTTCGCGTATGATGCTGCCATACGGAGATCATCCGAGGCCGACTGATGCGATCTGGCTATCATTTCAGCGCGGCTTAACCCCTCCCGCACGCCTTCCGCACGGCCGGCTTCGAACGCGGCGGCACGGTGGCGGGCGAAGGCTTGAACGGTCCCAGTATCATCCTCAAACCCTTCAAGGATGCGGTCTACTGCCGCGCCAGTGAGCAGGCGCGCAACGAGGGCTGCAACTTCGCGATCGATCTCCTCGACCTGCTGTACTTCCGGTTGGGGGATCATGCGGCAATCCTTTCGATCACAGGGGCGTCGGCCTCGGGGAACGCACGTTGTCGGAGTTGTCGGCACACGGCTTCGACGATCTCGCGCCCGGTCATGTGCCAAGTCATCTCGCGGATGAGCCAGGGCATGGTGGCACGAGAAGAAGCGGCAATTCGATGACGCACCGCCTCGGCTAAAAGCTCGGGGCGCCAGCACATTTCGAGCAAGCGTCTGGCGTGTGGCTGTGGCTGTTCGAACCGACATGGGGACAGATACCAGCGCCCGTAAAGGTAACGATCGGCGACCTCAGGATAAGACCATGTCTCGGCCGATGAACCGTCACAGCCAGAGGCAAGTTCGGCGCTCGGGACAAATCGCGGATTGCCGTTGCTGTACGGCGTCTTGTCCCACCAACGCTCGTGCGCAATCACGACAACGTCATGCGCCGCTCGGGCGAACTGCCGCACCTGTTCCGGCAACCGCTTCAACGTGTCGCGCTCGGATTTGATCTCGACCAGCGTCACCCGGTTGGGCTGCACAGCGGCGAGATCGGCGCGGCAACCACCTACGACCAGTTCATGGATAATCCGGGCGTCTGGCAGCATTTCGCGCAACCGCCCGGCAGCATAGTCGCGGATCTCCCGCTCGGCAGCGGATCCGCTCACTTCACCATTCCTTCCGTATCTGACGACAGGGGATGCAGGGTGCGGATCAGCGCAACTGCCTGCTCAAGGTCAGCCGCAAACGCATCGTCCTTCTCAGCGCTGCGCTGGTGGTCAATCTGCATGCGGACAGCATAGACGTTATGCCCTTCGCGCCCTTTGAACGCCTCCCGCTGCGGCTTGAGCAGGTCGGCCACGATACGGCTGTTGGCGGCTATCTCGCGCTCAAGCTCTGCCCGTTTGGCTAGACGAACCGCCAGCGCCTCTAACTCGTCGGGGTTTGTCATGCTGCGATCCGATCAAGCATGTCAGCCTGTACAGGCTGGCGAAGTGCGAGCAGCTCGGTGAAATCAGCGGAGACGACTTCAACCCGTGGTTTCACTCCACGCCACGCGTTTCGGTACACCTCGCAATCGACGCTTTCGCAGGTCAGTTCGATACCGGTTGCTTTTGTAAACCGATCGTATTTCGCGGAAGATCGATTTTTGTACTCCCGGCATCCGCTGTACTCGAATGGGACCGAGCCACCGGGCAGAATGAACGTGCCGAAGTCCGCAAGGCATGACGCAACGTCAACCACCGCAAGATCGTCCTCGCCGGCATAACGGGGGCTGGCAATCTTGGCGGTTTTGCCGAAAGGCGGGTTCGAGATAGCTCGATCAAAATGACCGATGTCTGCCGGTAGGTCGTTGACACCGGCGCAAATCCATCGAGCCTCTGGCAGCAGCTTTCGCCCCACATCGACATAGGCCGGGTTGATCTCGACGCACACCAGCTCGAGCGGCGAATGTCCCCAGCGCCAATAGCTGGAAAGCGCCAGACAGCCGATGCCTGCGCATAGGTCTATTACTCGCCCACCTTCATAGAGGCCGAGGAACAGCGCCGCATCAAGGCCGAGGCCCGATGGCGTAAAGAATGCGCCGGCTGCGGAGTTCACATGGTTCGCCGACTCCTGCCAGTTATCCAGAACGAACTCGCGCTCGTCGTCCGACAGCCGGTCCTTACTCAAGATCGCCACAGCCTCTTGATGCGCTTTGATCTGCGCTTTGCTGAGGCGGCTCATACCGATGCACTCCCATTTGATGGGGTGGGGAGACGGCAGCCTTCGACTCGAAAGATCAGCTGCTCATGACCTGCCGGAGCTGACTTTCGCCCTTTCCGACAAAATCGGAGTTGCGTCAGGGTATCGTTACGGTACAGAGCGAGAAAATGACGTAAGATTTGTTGAAAAGATTGATAAATCAGCTGACTCTTAATCAGCGGGTCCTTGGTTCGAGCCCAAGTGCGTCCACCATTTTCCACGTTGTTTTCCCTCACTTTTTCGCTGCGGCGGCGTTGTCGTCCGACATGTTCTCCGACACGCTTTCCGACAAACTTGGTTTGTTCGCGGTCTGTTTTTTAGGAGAAATGCGGCGCGCGATCGGACGATTCGCGGGTGATCCAGACGCCTGATTTTTAGCCATGGTGCGCGCCATCACTGTAGGATCCTCGCCGAACCGTTGCTCGCGGACATAAGCGTGTATGTTGGGGTACCGACTGGCGCCCGGCATCGCCCAGAAACGCTCTGGCACGTCGCGACGCAGGTTCGACCACTCGAAATCATACCAGCCGGCGTATCGCTCGCGGTCCTCGTATCGGAAGCCTGTGCGCGCCAGGACCAGCGGAAAGCCCGTGCCGTCCCAAGGGAGTATACTCTCGACCAGCATGGAGATTGAGCACGGCGCGAGCGGCTTATCCCACATGTGCCAGACAATGCTGCTGACAAACTCGCCTTCGACCACGAATGGTAGGCGGCCTATTGAGAATGCCGGCGCGGCGGCGGCACCGACCAGCGCGGCGATCGATCCGAGAAATGCCCGGCGGGAAAGTGCAACTTCTGTCATGCCGCCTGATCCGGCTGAGGATAGCCCTGATCGGCCAGCCATTGCGGCACGTGAGCGGCGGGCGCGAATCCTTTTGAAACATCCGCGAGCGGGCGGATAAGGCGCAAGGGGTCCACCTTCCCCTCAATCACGGCGGCCATCGCGACCATGCAATATTTGTCGCATTCGACTGCCCCGAACGAGACGGCAAGCGCCCGCCTACTCTTCGCTATGTCGTAATGCGGCCAAGAAACCTTCCGCATCGTGGCCGGGTTCTGAAACCACTTCCGAGCGACTCCGATGCGATCGGCCATCGCGTGCAACTCGTCGAGGTTCGGCGAAAACATGTGGCACATGATCATGCGGCCATATCCGTGCGTAGCGTTGTCGACATACACGCTCATTTTTCGCCCCTCGCCTCATCCAGCGCGCCAATCTGCGCGATATGCTTCCGCCTGGTGGCGGCGATCCGGCGCGCCTTCTCGGCGTTCGCCTTGTTGTAGATCCGGGTTACGGCGAGCGTCTTGTGACCGGATACCGGCCGCACGTCGTCTTCGCCCGAATCGCCGATCTCAGTGATGCCGCCATGCCGGAAGCCGGTGAACGTCATGTCCTTGGGCAGCCCGGCGGCTTCGCAGATCTTTCGGTGGACGCTCGACATGCGCCGCTCGGCGTAGCGCTGGCCGTTGCGCTCCTCGACCACGATCGGGCCGGTGACCGCCTTGGCGGCGGCGAGGGACCGAGCAAGTTCCTCCTCGAGCTCCGGGTACAGCGGCACGCGCTCGACCCCGCCCTCCTCGCCCGGCACCTCCTCGAACAACGGCAGCGTCACCGGGTTGCCGGTCTTCGACTGCACGAGCGTGATCTCGGCGCCGGGCTGGTAGCCCTCCCACACGATCGAGGCCCGATCTGGCTCGTCCGGATCGACGTAGCCGAACGCATCCGACACGCGTTGACATCCCTCGAAGCACAGCGCGGCGGCGGTCGCCATCGACTGGAAGCCCAGCTCGACCGCCTTCGCCCGGTACAGGTTGTACTCGGCGCGCGTCGTCGCGCGGTTGCCCTTGGCCGCGGTGCTCTTGAGCCCCATGCCCATGAAGGGGTTCTCCTTCACGCCGGTGACGCGGTGGTGCCGCGCCGCCCATGACCAGACCAGCCGGCAGACCTGCATGGCGTAGCTCGCCTGGCGTGGGCCGGTGTCGGCGACGAGCTTCTCGTACAGGCGATCGGCGGCGGCGGCGTCGACGTCCCCAGCCTTGCGCTTCCCGAACGGCGGTGCCCCCTTCTTCGTCTCGCGCGCGGCGAGCATATCCATCAGCTTGCCATAGTCGGCGCGGGTCTTCGCCTTCTTCGACGTGAACCGCGTCTGCTTGCGATACCATTGGAACAGCCACTCGACCGAGCCGGGGACCATCGACGCGCCCTCTGCGCCCGCTCGCCAGTCCGCGAGCGCCTTGTTGAGCACGTCCGCCTTGCGGCGCATCTCCGCGATGTCGCTGCCGAGCTTCTCCGACGTCAGCAGCATCGCCTTGCCGTGGCGCATGGCCGGGGTCATCTCACCGGTCTTCTCGTCCTTCACCGGTCGCGCCCAGGCGGGCAGCTCCCAGTAATAGACGGGATCGCCGGCGGCGTTCTTCACCTTGCGCACGTATGCGGGCAGGCGATCGAAGGCAGGGAGGCGCTTGCCGAGCATCAGTCGAACCACTGGCCGGTATCGGTGGCGGCGCTGCTCTCGAACATCGCGGCCATGGCGGCGTCGAGATCCACGCGCCGCGCGATCGCCGCGCCGTTCCGCCCACGAGGAACGAATCGCACCGCGCCGCGGTCGCGCCACTCTTTCATCTGCGCCGCGCTCACGCGCGTATAGTCGAGCGCCTCCGCCTCGGTGAGGGCGGCCGGCCAGTCTGGCAGGCTTGCGAGCGCGGTCATCACCCCTGCCCTTCCGCGAACCCGGCGCGGATCATCCCCGACACCGCGCGCATAGCGACGGCGATCTCCGGCTGATCGGATGCCTTCAGCTTGTCAGCATGATCGTCGAGGTAGCGGGCGAGGCTCTCGTCCTGCTCCCGGCGAACCTGGGCGAACGTGCGGCGGCGGCAGGTGCGCTTCATGCTGCGAGCCTCTTCGCCGCGCGCACATCATCAGCATACTGGCGCGCTGCTTTCTCGACGATCGGGCCGGGATTCGCGTTGAACCGCCCCTTTAACTGGCGAACCCGCCCCTCATGAAGTTCGAGCGTAGCGACCCGCTGCTCATCTTGGCGGATAGAGACGATGTGCGTGAGCCCGCTCATAACCGCCATGACGTAACTCGCGACGCAATGGTGCATCGCCTTGCCTTCCGCATGGATGGCAGTCGGTGTGCGCAGCGCAACGAACTCGAAGTCGTACAGCACGGCATGATCAGGGTGTTTGCCAAGGTCGACGACCTGATCAGCCATCACACCGAACTTCGCCTTTGCGTCGCCAGCCGAGAGGCGATCGTGCCAGTCGTCGGCGGCCGCGACCGCACGCGGCCATTCCCAGGCGGTATTGAGAGGAACGTCGCCGCGCCCCATAAAGTCGGTGATCGTCCCGACCTGCGACTTGCGGACCTTGTGGCGGGCGAGCTGCACGACGGCCCACTCGTTGAACCGATCGGTCCAGCGGGCGGTGTGGCAAATCCGGATCCATTCACCGACGGCGGAAAGCCATGTGCGCTGCGCGGTGATGCTGTTCGGGATGGCCTGGCTAACAACTGACGGCGGCAGAGTGGCCAGCAGCCGAACCGTTCCAATATCCTCAGGCGCGAGCGCCTTACCCTTCAGCTTTCTCAGCGGCGTCGACAGTCCGTAAGAGCGCATTACTTCCTTGAGCCGCGCGCCCTGCCGGCAGTAGTGCGCCAGCCGATGCGCGGCATAGGCGCGATCACCGCCAGCCACCTTCCGCTTGCGATCCTCCGGCAGCACGAACATCGCGATCACGGGCGCCTGCTCAAGATAGTCTATGGAGCGCTCGTGCACCGTCGCGGCAAACTTTGCAGTTTCGATCATGCCTGCCGACTTGAATAGGCGCGCCGACCGCTCGCACGCGGCGGCGAAGGTCATCTGGTCTTCGATTTGTGGGATGCGGTCACTCAGCACGATCACCGGAGCACCTCCGCAGCGTTCCAGCGCGCCTCATCCACCTCAATCGGCGGACGGTGCGAGTTGACAACGAGCAGCACCTTGCCGTTGCGGCATGGCACTCGTGCGGCGCGGCGGGCGGTGACGTAGTGGCCGGTCGCGATCAGGACGCGCCGCGTTTCGCTGGGCATGGATGCGCTCGCAGGTTGAGGGTTGAGGACGCGAAATCCGTCATCATGGCGGTTGCGATCGAGGCGGCGGCGCAGCTTCTCCGCCAGCACCCGGCCGATCAGCTCGTGGTCGGCTCGGAAGAATATGACGCCGGCGCCGGGCATCACGCGGCGACCTGCATCGCGTCTGGCAAGGGGATCACAACCATCGGCGGCTGACCGCCAGTGGCCGGCACCACCCTCGCCTTCTCGATCACGAACCGATCGAACTCGACCTTGAAGTTTCCATGCGCGGCGGCCCCGGCGGTGATCGTCACCAGATAGTGGCCGGCCTTCTGCCGCTTCGCCTGAAATTTGCCCTTTGCGTCGACCACGACGGCCAGCTTGCCGGCGTCGGAGCCGGTGCCGACCCGCACCGCAATCTGTTGCTGGTCGAGGTGGAAGTTGATCGCTTTTGCGCACATCGGCCCGATCAGCATGGCGATGTAGCGCGTCTTCTTGTCGCCGCGCCCGCACGCGCGCGAGCCGATGACGATGCCACTCGCCGGGACGTCCGTCTTGGGCGGGGCGGTGTTGTCGAGGTCAGTGAAGGCCATGTCAGTTGTTCCTCATGTGAGCGCGCAGTCCATGATCGGAGGCGCTTGGATACCGCAAAACGGCAATGCCGATGGCGGCGGCGGTCGCGAGGATCGCCGCGCCGGTGTGGCCGTAGAGCGCCAGCGTGCAGGCGCTCAGGCCAAGGGCAAAGTTCCGGGTGTTATCGAGCACAGTGGTCATGCTGCTTGCCTTCCCCATTTGCGTTTCTTCGGTTGCCGGGCCCAGCCATCGGCGAAGACGGTCGTCGTGATCCCGGCCGGGCCGAGCACCACCAGCCGACCGTCGGCGCGGCGCTGGATGATCGGGCAGTCGTATTCGTGGACAGGCGCTGGCGACGTGAACGGCCACCATGTCTCCGAGCTAACGGCCTTGCGCTTCACGCGGATCGCCTCGGCGGTCTCCGGGTTCAGGCCGCGCACGACCATCGCGTGCAACTGCTCGTGCGAGTAGCGTGCGTCGGGTCCCCAATTGCCGATCCACGGATTTGGCTTTGTCGGCGTGTCGACGAAGCCCGCGCGGTGCAGCACCGGTGGTTTCGGTTCGCACGTCACAGCACGCACCAGCGGACGATCGTCAAAGCGACGAGCAAGCCGACCATGCCGAGATAGGCAACGAACACTCGCCACGCCCACGCATAAAACGGCGTTTTCTTGTTCGGGCTCATGCCGAATATCCTGTGTAGAGGAGACGCGCGGCCTGAGCAGCAGCGGCTTTTCGCTCGGCGACCTTCGCGGCATCGGCCGCCTTGTCGGACTCCGCTTTGGCCTCGCGAGCAGCTTTCCGCAGCGCGACGCTCTCGTGCTCAAGAGCAGTGCTCAACTGCACCACAGATGGCCTGCGTTTCAGCTTCGTGCGCAGCTTCGACTGCGCCGCCAAGATGAGGAGCAAGCCGTCCGGATCCCAGTTGAAGCGGCTCGCCCGACCAGTGATCGTGTTGAGCAGGTCGCTGGCGTGCGCCTGCGCCGCATGATGGCTCTGGAACTTGAGCACGCGGTCAAGCTTGGCGGCATCGCTCTTCGCCTTGCGATAGGCGGCGTACACCGGCGCCAAGTCGATCAGCGTCTGCCGCAAATCTGGATCGTCGCGGATCATCGCGGTGCCCCCACGACGTGCGCCCAGCGCGCCTTGTGCGGCGATGCGCGACCGTAGGCCTTGCCAGCCTCGAAATGGGATACCCCATATCGCGCTTCCCACGTCGCCAGCCCGATCAAATCCTTTTCCCGGTGCGCACCAGAGCAGAGCGGCACGGCGTGATAGTCGGGGCTCTTGATCCCCATCCCCTTTAGTCCGTCAGCGTCGGAGTGCGATGCCTCCATGACGCCGGTGCACTCGTGCCCCGCCCTGCCCGCAAGCAGGCACGGGCGCTTGCGCAGCCAGGCAAGGTGCGTTGGGAAACGGCGCTCGGCATCGGCCTTGCCGCTGTTCCGCTTTCGCGGGCGGGTATCCACGCGCAGCATCAGAACGGTACCCTGTCGTCGGCAGCGAAAACATCGGCGCTGAACCGCTCCACCTTCAGACGATCGGCGGTGAACCGGACCGTCGGCGCGAGTACGGCGAAGCTGTACCCCGGGTACTCTTTCGCCAAACGCTGAGCTTCGGCCTCCGCCGCCTCTTGATCTGAGTGCTTGAAGCGCGGCGCGAAACCCCCTTCACGCCATACCAACCAGAACGGCGGCTCTTCGACGGGATCGCCTCGGCTCATGCCGACACCACGCAATAAGCGATGATGTCGAACGTCGGGTCTTTCGGCGTGTGCGCCCAAACCCACGAGCTGGCGCGGCGCGGCATCTGGCCGCTGTCGAACGACGTCTCGAAGCGCGCTTGCACGCGCACCATCGCGTTCTCGTCGACCGGGCAATCACCTCCCGACCACGCTACCAGTTCTGTGCTGTCCTGCTGCACCAACGTCGCTCCTCAGCACCGTCTTCGCGGCGCGGGTGCGCCGGATCAGGTGATGAACGAACAATGCCGCATAACTGCGGCACGGTCAAGCGCATTAATGCGGCATTATGCGGCGGAACTTGCTCTTTCCCGCGTTAACGATCTTTGGTACAAAAGAAGAACAAGGAGACGGTATGCTGTCGGGAGAGCTTTTCAGGTTTTTTGCATGCGAGCGAATTCGCGCTCGCGTGATCGAATTGAAGCGCGAGCTAGTGTCTGCGACAGTTTTGGATCAGTCAGCGCTGCTGGCTCGTCTGCGAGATGCAGAAGGGTGTCTCGCATCGCTTCTGCGAGAGCCATCATCGTGCCTTCATCCGTCGCCGCCTGACCAAGGAACGCCTGATGTAGCGCCCGAAGTATCGACGCAAGCGACACGGCACTAGGCACACCCGCCGCTGCTCCGAACGGCCTTTCGCCCAATGCATCCGCTAGCTTGGCAATCGTGGTCGTGGTGGTGACATGCTCGTAATCATCGCGCACGGCTCGTGAAACGGTATCCTTGCCGGTTTGCGCCATTTCCGCCCAGGCTCGCGCCGAGATGCGATGCTTTTGCATCATCTCGTTCATCCAGTCTGCGATCGGCTTCTGTCTCGGGTTCATAATCGGGCTGATACCCCGCGCCGCATAATTGCGTCGCGCCTCAAGATTGCGGCTTGCATTGCCGCAGTAATGCGGCATATAAGGTGGCATGGACACTGCCTATGACCCTCTGTGGCTTGATCGGGAAATGAAGCGCTGCGGCATTCGTACCGGTCGTCTTGCTGAACTCAGCAAAGTCAGCAGATCGCAAATCCAGCGCATCCGAAACGGCGCGCCTCCTAGGATGGACACCCTCGCCGCGCTGCAGGCTGGACTTCGCGCAGCTGGCGTTACGACCAGTGAGAAGGTAGCAGCATGAACACGATCAGCTACGCCTCACCCGAGGATCTGGCCGAGTGGGCTGCCGAGGTCATGGAACGCGCGCCGGACTTCGTCATTGGCGCGCCAGCGTATCTCCGGCGCTGGTGGATCATCCCGCGCAACGAACAGCAGAACGTCTACCTGCACGAGATCCTGCGCGACGATGATGATCGCGCCTTGCACGATCACCCCTGGGACAATCAGTCCCTCGTTCTGCGCGGCAGCTATCGCGAAATCACGCCCGAGGGCACCTTCATCCGCAAGGCCGGCGACCTCATCACCCGCTCGGCGGACACGCTGCACCGGCTCGAGCTGATCGACGGCGCGCCGTGCATCTCGCTGTTCTTCACCGGCCCCAAGGTGCGCGAATGGGGTTTTGCCTGTCCGAAGGGCTGGGTTCACTGGCGCGACTTCACCGCTGGCACAAACGGCGAGCTGGTCGGCCGCGGCTGCGGTGAGCATGAAGTTCCTCCTCGCACTGCCGGTGTCAGCCGGGATGTGCTTGAGCCCCTGCCCGGCAACCTCCCCAGTGCCGGGCAGGATGGCGCTGCTACGCACCAATTCGCGAGCTACGGCGATGCGGAGAGCTTTTGGCGCCGTGTGGAGAGTGTCTCTGTTCATACCAACGCAGGTGCAGCATAATGACCGGGCACATCCACTCTCGTTTCCGCACTGTTTCCGCGTCGTTGCTGCTCGACACGCTCGGCAAGAGTTTGACAGAGATCAAGCGCGAGGATGATGCGACCGACGCTGACCTTGGCGTCGTGCTCGGCAAGAGCGGCGATCGCGCGGAGGCGTACCGTAAAGGCGCCGGCGACATGGGCGTCGTTTCGTTTCTTCGCGGTTGCGGCAAATGGGATGGCCGCTTCGCCAACAATGCCTTGGCGCTGGTCGGCATGAAGCTCGTGCCGATGGAAGCCGGGGAAGGCGTCGATCGGCAGAGCATCACCGTGCTTGCAAGCCTGCTGGCGGAGGTCGGCGCGGCGCTCGAGGATGACGGGCGCATCGACGACGAAGAGCTGTCGAACATGAGCCACGTCCTTGAGCAGGCCGGCAAGCACATTGACCGGCTGCGCGATCGTCGCCGGCTCAAACTCATCGCATCGAACTGAGGATCTAGCGACCGGCGCGGCCGGTCAACGGGAGTGAGAACATGGACGTCAGGAAAGACGCGGTTCCGCAGAGCGGTTCCGCGAACGCACAACTGCATCTCGGCGGCAAGCGTCTCTTGCTGTGCGCGATCCCCACGTCGGTGACGCCGCACTGGAACGCGCGCCTCGCATTCTGGGCGAATGCTCATGGCTGACGTGGTCGACGACGCCCAGGCGGTGACCGACATGCAGCTGCGCCACAGCATCGCCGCCGCGCGCAAGCCGATCCCCGCAGGCGCGCCTGGTGAGTGCGATGTCTGTGGACGCGACAGCCCGCGTCTTGTGAAGGGTGCATGCGCGCCTTGCCGCGATCGCCGCGCGAAGGTGTCGGCGCGATGACGGTATCAATTCTTATCGGCGATGTATTCGACCGCCTTCGCGATGTTGCTGACGAGTCTGTGGACTGCTGCGTCACCTCGCCGCCCTACTGGAACCTGCGCGACTACGACGTTGAAGGTCAGATCGGTATGGAGCCGACGCTCGCGAAGCATCTC